AGGGCCGCAACGTCACGCTCTGGCACCTGTACGGCTTCGACGAGGCCAATGACTGGGTGAAGGCCCGAGGGGAGGGCGCTGCGCTCGTTGGCGGCGGCTCCACCGCAGGACTTCGGGCGCTCGAGGTTGCGGCGAAGCTGGGCTACCGCAAGTTCGCCATACACGGCATGGACTGCTCCTATGACGTTGAGCGGCATGCCGGCGCGCATCCCAACGAGACGGAGCGAGTCATCGACGTTACCGTGAACGGCCGAGCATTCAAGACCAGCCCGCAGCTTTACGAGTCTGCCCGCGAGTTTGTCGAGATCGTGCTCAAGCTCAAGGCGGACATCCAGGTTGCGATGTACGGAGACGGGCTCCTGCAGGAGCTTCTCAAGACCGCCAAGCAACTGAGGAAAGCCGCATGAAGTGGCACCTGCTGAAAGAGCGCGAGCAGCGCGCGAAGCTCAAGGCATGGGCAGAGAAGGCCATCACGCCGCGGTGCCCGTATTGCGCCCTGGCGCTCACTGAAATACAGGTTGACGGCAAGACGCGCATCGGCTGCTCCGAGCACGGTGTCAACTTCCACAAAAAGAGAATGAGGAGAAACTGATGAGCATCGAAGTCGGGCCGGCGCACTACACCAACCTCGACGGACAGGCGGTGAAGCAGGGCAAGAAGACCGTGTTCTTCCACGAGGTGGTGGAGGAGGACAAGGCCGAGTCCGCAAGGCAAGGGAAGCCTGTTGCCCGCACGCGCATCTTCCTGAAGCACTTCACCCCGGGGGACACCTCGCTCGAGGTGGACAAGCCCATGAAGCCCGGGGACGAGCACAAGTACCCGGAGCAGTGGGCAGCGTTTCAAGCGAAAAGGTCGCAGGTGGTGGACGGGACTCCGGTGGAGATGTGGCCGCAGCTTTCCACGACGCAGGTGTGGGAGTTCAAGGCCATGAAGATCTTCACCGTGGAACAGTTGGTCGGGCTTCCCGATCAGTTCGCCCAGAAGATCCAGGGCTACCAGCATTTGAAGAAGAAGGCCGAGACCTTCCTGCAACTCGCTCGGGATGCGACTGTCCTAGAGTCGAAGGACAAGCGCCTGGCAGAGCAAGATGCTAGGATTGCGGAGTTGGAACGGACGGTCAGGGAACTGACCGCTTCAGTGCAGGCCCAGCCGGCGCGACGCCGGGGCGGTCGGCCAAAAGGCAGCAGCAACAAGCCTAAGGCGGCCGTGAGTGGCGAGAACGCTCCTTCAGCTAGTCAGTGACGTAAGCCAAGAAATTGGCATCACCGCGCCCAACGCGGTGACGGGGTCTGCGGACACCAACGTCCTGCAGTTGCTCGCCCTCTACAACCGACTGGGGGCGGACCTCATCCAGGAGTACGAGTGGCGCCGCTCGACGTTCATCGAGACGTTCGCCACCTCGGACAGTATCACCAAGACCGGCGACCCAACGGTCGATTCCGCGGTCATCGCCGGCATGAGCAACACCACGAGCCTGGTGGCCGGGATGCAGGTGTCGGGGACGGGCATTCCAGCCTTCGCGCTCATCGAGTCTGTTGATTCGGCTTCCCAGATCACGCTCGACATGGTGGCCACCGCCACCGGGAACGACGTGACGCTGACGTTCTCCACGCAGGACTTCAGCCTGCCGACTGGATTCAATCGCATGGTTCCGCAGACGAACTGGAACCGCTCGCAGCACTGGAAGAACCTCGGGGCGAAGTCGGCGCAGGAGTGGCAATGGCTCAATGGTGGCGCGATTTCCACGGCTCCTCGCTATCGCTACCGCATCGTGGGGAACAAGCTGCGGCTATTCCCTGCTCCTGCGGATGTCCTCAACTTCGCCTATGAGTACGTCAGCGAATACTGGGTGATCGCTAGTGGAGGGTCGAACCCCACGAAGGCGCGAACCACGGCAGACACCGACACCTGCATCTTCAACGACTCGCTGATGGCGTGGGGACTCAAGTTCTACTGGTTGCGCGCGAACAAGCTCGACTTCGCGACTGAGGAGGCGGTGTTCCTGGATCTCCTCTCCAAGGCCAAGGCGGGCGACGACGACAACCCGACGCTCTCGCTCTCTCCGCAGATGGGCCGCTTCCTCATCAACGAGGGGTCAGTGCCGGAAGGCAGTTGGGATCTTTCGTGATTCGCACCTCGCAAATCGCGAACCGCCAGATTGCGAAGACCGCCTCGGTGCCTTCCGCTGTTCGTGGTTGGAACGCCCGTGACCCGATCGCGAACATGGACCCAGAGTTCGCGATCCTGATGGACAACTTCTTCCCCCTCACCGCGGACATCATGGTTAGGAAGGGGCACGACGAGCACGTCACCGGCATTACCGGACAGGTTGAGACGTTGATGGTCTGGAACGGATTCACGTCCGCCAAGATGTTCGGGGCGGCCGGCACGGCGTTCTACGACGTGACGAGCGCAGGAGCAGTCGGGGCTGCGGTGCAGAGCACCTTGACGAATGCGCGCTGGCAGTGGACGAACATGACCGACACGTCAGGCGTCACTTGGCTCATCTCAGCCAATGGCGTGGACAAGCCGCGCTACTACAACGGCACCGCATGGACGGCCGTCGATGCCGCATCTACGCCGGCGATCACAGGCGTTACCACCACCTCGCTCACGAACCCCGCCATCTTCAAGGAGAGGCTGTGGTTCATCGAGGTGAACACGCTCTCGGCTTGGTATCTGGCGGCCGATGCCGTTGGCGGTGCGGCGACGGAGTATTCCTTCGAGTCGATCTTCCGTCGCGGCGGAGCGCTTCGGGCGCTCGGAACGTGGACGCTCGATGCTGGCGAAGGCGTTGATGACCACTTCGTCGTCGTCACCGACAAGGGCGAGGTGGCGGTCTACAAGGGCACCGACCCATCCGACGCCACGAAGTGGGCGCTCGTCGGTATCTGGCAGCTTGGTCAACCGCTAGGCCAGCGCTGCCTCGAGAAGGTGGCCGGCGATCTGGTGCTCCTCTGCACGGATGGCGCAATGCCGCTTTCGAAGGCGCTCATATCGGACCGCATCAACCCGAGGGCCGCCCTCACAGACAACATCCGCGAGGCGATGACGGACGCTGCTCGTCTCTACGGCTCGACGTTCGGCTGGCAAGTGATCCAGATTCCGCGGCATCAAATGCTACTCCTCAACGTCCCGGTGGCGCAGGGGCAGCAGCAGCAATACGCCATGAACCTGAGCACCGGGGGCTGGGGACGTTTCAAGAACATGGCGTTCAACTGCTGGGCGGTTCTCAACGACAAAGCCTACGCCGGCGGCAGCGGTGCGGTCTATGAGGTCTTCGAGGACTTCGACGACAACGGGTCGAACATCAGCTGGCAGTTGAAGCAGGCGTTCAACTATTTCGGTCGGCGCGGGCAGAAGAAGCACTTCAAGCTCATTCGCCCGATTTTCGCATCGGATGGCACGCCCTCCATTCTGTCCGGCCTGAATGTCGATTACGAGGACGCGGAGCCATCCGGCTCTCTCTCTTTCACTGCTACGTCCTACGCGGTGTGGGATTCGTCGTTGTGGGACACCGGGGTCTGGGGCGGCGGCCTCTCGGTGCTGAAGAACTGGCAGAAGGCGCCGGCGATCGGGCATTGCGCTGCTCTGCGCCTCAAGGGGCAGTCTGCGCAGATCGAAGTCCGTCACCAGGCGACGGACTACGTCATGGAAATGGGCGGGGTGATCTAGTGCAGATCATCGCTCAACCTCGAGAGTGGATCGGCCAGATGGTGGCGCAGATACAGGGCCAGCAGGAGCCTTGGGGGAACTATACGGCGCTTGGCCTTGTTGGCGACGACGGCTGCTTTCGTGCCGGCGTGGTCTACAACCGCTTTGAGCGGGCCAACATTTGCGGGCACATCGCGATCTGGCCTGGCTCTCGTCTTACTCCGGCCTTCATCCGCGCAATGTTCGACTACCCGTTCAACCAACTCGGCAAGGAACGGATAACGGCTGCAGTGGCGAAGAAGAACAAGAAGGCCATCAGGTTCGTGCGCAAACTTGGTTTTCAGTACGAAGGATGCCTTCGCCGTTACTACGGCAATGACGACATGCACATCTACGGGATATTGCGGAGCGAGGCCCTGGCTAGAGGGTTGATCGCAGAGGAAAGGAAAGCGGCATGAATCTTTCTCGTTTCGTCCATCTGCGCCTGCAAGGGGCGTCAATGGATGAGCCAGTCTTCAACGACATGGGGAAGTCTGATCCCCCGCCTCCACCGGATTACCGCGGCGCCGCCGCTGCACAAGGCGCGGCCAACGTGCAGTCGGCCATTGCCTCGGCGCTGCTATCTCGCCCCAACCAGATCACGCCATACGGCTCAGAAACATGGTCGCAGATCGGCTCTCGCACGATTCCAGGCGCGGAAGGCAACCCAGCGGTAGACATCCCGGTCCTGCAAGGGCAGGTGAGTCTCACGCCACTGGGGCAGTCGCGGCTGGATCAGGAGAACCGCATCATCAACCAGCTTGGAGGGATGGCGGAAAGCGGGCTGGGGCGTGTCTCTAGCGCGACATCGGCCCCGTTCAGTTTCTCCGGACCGTCCGCGGTGCAGTCCATCGACGCTGGCAAGCCGCAGGCTAAGATTGGAGCGGCTGACTTCTCGGCCGATCGGGCGAAGGTCGAGCAGGCGTTAATGTCCAGACTCGAGCCGCGGTTTGCGCAGCAGCGCGACGCCACCAGGACGCAGCTTGCGGTGCAGGGCATTGACCCCGGCGGCGAGGCAGCGAACCGGGAATACCGCCGTCTTTCCGAGCAGGAGAACGACGCGCGCATGCAGGCCATTCTTGCCGGCGGACAGGAGCAGTCGCGCCTCTTCGGCATGGAGCAGGCACAGGGGCAGTTCGCCAACCAGGCGCAGCAGCAAGCCTATGCGCAGCAGATGGGCGCCGGCGGCTTCCAGAACCAGGCGCGGCAGCAGGCGATCCAGGAGGCGCAGTTCCTCCGCAGCCTGCCGCTGAACGAGGTGAACGCGCTACGGACTGGAAATCAGGTGCAGACGCCGCAGTTCCAGCAATACAACGCCAACGTGGCGCCGGCTCCGGTGTTCGGGGCGACGCAGGCGGCAGGGGATTACGCGGCGAGCGCCTATAACGCGAAAGCAGCGCAGGAAGCCGCCCTAACGCAGGGTCTGTTCAGCCTAGGCGGGGCCTTCCTTGGCGGCCCCATGGGGCCGTGGGGGAGGAAGTGATTAACGGCATGTCCAGATTCTTCCCACCCATTGGCACCGCTGTATGGGCGCTGGCTGATACACGGTGTTCCCAAATTCCTGTAGCGCTCTCCCGAAATGAGCAGCCGCAGCCGCGTCCCTCGCTGCTTCAGCCGAGCGCTTATCTAGGTCTTGGTAGTACAGGGTGGCCGCGCAGGATGCCCACTGTTCTGACCCTTCCGCGTGGAACTGCGCGCAGGCTGGTCCGAACGTTTTTCGCACATATTCGACGCGCTCCCGGAATTCTGCTGCCCGTTCTTCTGGCGTTGGTTCGCGGCGTGGTTGCGCACAGTTTGCAAGCAAGGTTACGGCTACAACGATGAGGACGTAGCGCACATGGCCTCCCAGAACCTGTACGGAGCGACGGAGTATGAAGCGGAAGGCGAGAGCATTGCAAGGCGCCGTCGCCTCGCCGAGGCCCTTGCGGGTAAATATTCACAGCCAGTCCCTGCTGGCCAGATGGTGGGGAAGTTCTATGTCCCAACATCCCCCTTCAGCCACCTCGCGCAGGCGCTCAACTACCGCAACGCGATGGCCGCAGGTGATGCCTCCGACCAGGAGGGCTTGGCCCTTGCAAGGCGTCAGCAGGAGCGCCGCGGTGCGGACATGGGACTGCTCGTAAACGCCCTTGGCGGACGTCCTGCGCAGCCCGGCGGGCTCACGGAGGACGCATCCGGCAACGTCACACAGGCCGACCCCATCGCAGCGCAGACGCCGGCGCAGAGCCTCCGTGGGGCCTTGCCGATGATCCAAGACCCGCAGGTGCAGCAGGCTGCGATGGGGCAACTCATGGCGCAGATACAGCGCGATCAGGCGGAGCCCACCCGGGTGGACCTTGGGGACAAGATCGGCCTGTTCAAGAACGGGGCGCTGGTTGGCTACTTGCCGAAAGGCGCAACTCCGGACGCTACCCTCCGGCAGGCTGGCGAGGATCGCAGGCACGCTACGCCTAGCGGCTCGGCGCAGCTTTCAGCCCAGACAACCCTGCAGACGCATGCCACGCCAAGCGGCAGCGCGCAACTTAGCGCGACCACGCAACGGCAACTGCACGCCACGCCTAGCGGTTCCGCCATCATGTCAGATGCAACGACGCGCCGCGGGCAGGACATGACCGATTTCCGCGCGGCCGAGGCAAACGCTAGGACGGCCGGCGATAAGTCGGACAAGGCGGTGACGGACCTCCGCAAGGAGTTCGACGACGTGCCGGAAGTGAAGAACTACCGGGCGGTGCTGCCGATCATCGAGTCAGCCCGCAAGGCTCCAAACACCCCGGCCGGCGACCTCGACCTCATCTACGCCGTGGGCAAGGTGCTCGACCCGACCTCGGTGGTGCGCGAGGGGGAGATGGCTCTCGTCATAAAGTCCGGCTCCCCGATGGAACGCTTCAAGGGGCAGGTGCAGTACATCATGCAGGGGAAGGGGCGTCTGACCGAGCAGAACCGCGCCGAGCTCACGGCTATGCTGGGCAACCGCGTCGGCCAACTCGAGAAGGGCTACAACGACGCGAAGGCGGTCTATGAGCGTGCGGCGACAGCCCGAGGCCTTCCCTTCGACCAGATCTTCCGCGAGTCCGTAGAGGGCTCCACGCCAGCATATGGCCGCCGTGAAAGCGACCGGCTGAAACTGCAGCCGGATGGCTCCTACGTCTACACCGGGGGCCGCACTTGAGGGTGACGGTTCAAGGCTTCGGGGTGGTGGAGTTCCCCGACACGATGACGCCGCAGCAGGTGCAGGCGGCCATCGAGCGCGACATCATGCCGATGGTCAAGGAGCGTCGCGCCAAGACCGCGGCGATGGTGGAGAACGACCCCATCACGCAAGGGGCGAAGAACTTCAACCAGGACAGCGGCTTCTTCTCCAACCTCGCGGCCGGCGCCGGTAAGGCCATTTCCGACGTCGGCCTTGGTGTGCGGCAAATCACCGGCAACGCTTCCCATCAGGAGGTTGACGAAGCGGCGCAGCGCGACAAGGCGCTGATGAACACCGCCGGCGGCGTGGTCGGCAACGTAGGGACGCAGGTGGGCATGGCGCTGGCGCCTGGAGGGGCTGTGATTCGCGCCGGGAACGCTCTGCGAGCGCCTGCCGTACAGGCCGCTGGCCGTTATGCGCTGTCCTCGCCGGCCACGATGGGAGGGGCGGTGACACAGGGATCGATGGGGGCGACGCAGGCGGCGCTGCAGCCTGTGGCTACCGGCGAGAGCCGATCCACGAATGCCGCGATAGGAGGAGCCGCAGGCGCTGCTGTGCCGGTAGCCGGCATGGCCCTACGGGCAGGACGTGCGGCCGTTGAGCCGATGTACCAAGGGGGCCAAGAGCGCATCGTGGGGCGTGCTATCCGCAACGCAGCAGGCCAAGACGCCGATGCGGTGGTGCAGGCGCTATCCCAAGCGCAGCCCTTGGTGCCGGGTTCCCTCCCGACCGCGGGACAGGCAGCAGGTAACGCCGGCGTAGCCGCTCTCGAGCGCACGGCGTTCGCAACTGTCCCAGAGGTCACGAACCCGGTACAGCAACGCCTAGCGCAGCAGAACAGCGCCCGCGTGGATGCACTCCGCGGAATGGCTGGCACGAGTGGCGCGCGTGAAGCGGCAGAGCAGGCGAGGGACACCACCGCGAACCAGCTTTATGGAGCAGCGCGTCAGGCTGGTATTGATCCCGAGATGGCGCAGATCCTTCAGCCGCAGATCAAGAACCTGACGGAGCGCATGCCGGCTGGCGTTATGGAACGCGCCCGCGAACTAGCTCGCATCAACGGCGAAGTGATGGACGCCGCGGGCTCATTGAATGGCCTGCACTGGGTCAAGATCGCCGTGGACGACCTCCTTTCGGCCGCGCCGCAGACGGGTATGGGGGCGCAAACGCGCCGCGGCCTGACGCAGTTCAAGAGCGATCTGCTGACCGTGATGGACGATCTCAGTCCCGCCTACGGGAACGCGCGCCAAACCTTCGCCCAGATGAGCGGCCCCATCAACCAGATGGACGTCGCCAGCGATATCGCCCAGCGCTCCATCCGTCCGCTGGACGATCAACTGCTGCCCGGCGCCTACGCGCGCGCGCTTGCCGATCCGAACCTGCCGGCCAGGGCCACTGGATTCAGCGGCGCCACGCTCGAGAACACGATGTCGCCGGGGCAGCTTGCCATCCTCGAGGCGTTGCGCGGCGATCTCCAGCGCGCGAACTTCGCCCAGACCGCCGGACGCGGCGTCGGGTCGGACACCGTTCAGAAGCTCGCCTACTCCAACATCATCGACAACGCCGGCATCCCGACGTGGCTGCGCAACATGGGCGCCGCGCAGGCAGTCGGCGGGTTCGCGGCCCGAGGGGCGGATGCGGTCTACGGCAGGGCAAACCGCGAGATCGCCGGCAGGCTCGCCAATGCGCTGCTTGAGCCTTCCGAAGCCGCGAGGATGATGCAGTCCGCAGTCCCCAGCGACACTGCGGCGAGGATTGCCAGAGCCTTGATGACAACGCTTCCGCCGGCGGCGATCGGCGGGGCTACGACTTACCTAAACGCGCCTTAGCAGGAGCCGCTTGACCTTGGACTCAGGAAACCAACGGATGACCGACCAGCGGACGAAGGCAAGGGACGTGAGGAATACGAGCGCCACGAACGGCTTGATGAGGACGGCAAGCCACGTCATGGCGTAAGCCTAGCACATTGATTTTGAACCATCGCCGCGAGGCGACGGGTAAGGAGAGGTAGATGTCCTACAACGGATCAGGGGAGTACAGCCTCCCCGCAGGCCAGCCGGTCGTCACCGGGACGACTATCTCGAGCACGACGCACAACGACCTGGCAAACGACATCGCCACGGCGTTCGACACGGCGTTCTGCCGGGACGGTCAGGCCGCTGCTACGGCCCTGTTCGACATGGGCGGCTTCCGCATCCAGAACATGGGGGCCGCCACCGGCGTCGCCCATGCCGTAACTGCCGCGCAAGTACAGAACAACGGGCTCACGCTCCTAGCTTCCGTAGCCGGCACGAACACCGTGACCGGCACAGCTACCCCTACGCCAGCAGCCTATGCCTCTGGTCAAAAGTTCATCTTCTCGCCTGCGAACACCAACACCGGCGCCACCACGCTGAATGTCTCAAGCCTGGGGGCGAAGAACATCTTCTCAGGGGGGGTATCGCTCCGCGGCGGTGAGCTCGTGGCAAGCATCCCGGTGGTGGTGGAGTACGACGGGACGCAGTTCAACCTGATCGCATCAGGCTCCATGCCGCCGATGGTCTCGCCTGAAGTCTGCCAAGGGAGGCTGACGCTGACGAGCGGAACCGCGGTCACGACATCCGATGTGACGGCGGCTGAAACAATCTACTTCACGCCGTACAAGGGCAACAAGATCGCGCTCTACACCGGGTCTACGTGGAAGCTCTACACGTTCGCGGAGATCTCCGGGGATGTTCCCGACGCGACCCAGATGAACGACGTGTTCGTATATGACAACGCCGGCACGCTGACGCTGGACATCGTTGCGTGGACGAACGACACGACACGCGCTACTGCGCTTGCCACCCAGGACGGCGTGTATGTGAAGACCGGGGCCACCGGGCGCCGCTATGTGGGTTCCTTCTACAGCACGACGGCAGGAAACGGCCAGACAGAGGATTCGCTCGCGAAGCGCTACGTCTTCAACTACTACCACCGCTTCGAGCGCAGTCTGCGGGCCGTCGATACGACAGATACCTGGGCGTACAGCTTGGCGACGTGGAGGCAGGCGAACAACTCCACCACCAATCAGGTCGAGGTGGTTGTCGGTGTTTCGGAAGATCAGGTCACTGCTGAAGCTATGGCCATCGCGAACAACTCCACCGGCGGGACTGGCGCTGCCGCAGGTATCGGCATCGATGCGACGAACGCGAACAGCGCCACCTTGATGGGTGGATTCGCTCCCATAGCTGGGGAGGGGGCGATGCAGTTGTGGGCGAAGTACCGCGGCTATCCTGGCGTTGGCCGCCACACCATCGCGCGCCTTGAAATAGCTCAAGCGACTGGCACAACGAACTGGTTCGGGGATGGCGGCGTGACGTACATCCAGTCCGGGCTGATGGTGAGCATGCAGGGGTAGTCGTGGACGACGCCTCCCGCCGCGCGCTCGTTGACGCGCTCACGAAGCAGCAGCCGACCTTTGAGCGTCCGCAGCCGCAGGGTTTCCTCCCGCTCCCTGAGATTCCAGAGATGCATCAAGGCCAGCTCTTCAATCTCGGCGGCCGGCAATGGTCGGACGGGCGCGCGCAGTCCGTGGATCTGTCCCTCCAGCCTATCGTCAACCGCCAGAACGGAACCGTGGGCCTCGGCGGCGCGCATCTGATCTACCGGAGGACATGGTGAGCGACGAGAAGAAAAACGGTCGCATCTCGCTCGCCTCGGTGGCGATGGTCGTTGGCATCGTCGGTGGCCCTCTGGCGGTCTACAGCGAGGCGCAGGTGGACCGTGGGCGCTCTGCCGAAAGGCTGCAGCACATCGAGAAGCGCCAGGAGGAGGACAGGAAGGACACGCGGCAGGCGATCAGCGAGGTGCGCGAGCACGTCAAGATCATCGACCAGAACACGCAAGTCATCCTCCAGTCCATCAAGGTGATGGAGGCCGAGCAACGAGCCGAGAGGCGCGCGAGGCAGAAGTGAACGAGCCCGACTACGACTACGACCCATGGGACGACGCGGAGCAGTACCCATGGGACTGCGACCAGGGCGTGCCGTGGTGAAAAAGCCGGCCGCCATAAAGGTGATCGGGCGGCGGTATCGAGTCGAGTTCGTGCGTACAGGCGGCGCCCTGCAAGAGGATGAGCGAGGCGAGTGCGACACGGACGGGCAGTTGATTTCCGTTCTCGAGGGGCAACCCCTTGAGGGCGAGCAGGACACGGTGCTCCACGAGGTCATCCACGCAATCGAGCACGCGATGGGGCTGGATCTCAAAGAGGAGGAGGTCGAGAAGCTCACCACCGGGTTGATCGCGGTCATCAAGGACAACCCGTCCTTCCTTCGATACCTGGCCGCGAGATAAGCTATGCCAACGCCCGCCGTCCCGGAAGCGGTTCTCCGACACACCCACGAGGTGTGGGTCGAGTGCGGGAAGATTTACTCCGAGGCCGCCAGAAAGATGGGGCTCGACGAGAAGACCGTCCGCCGGCGAGTCGAGCAGGCCGGAGACCGCCTCGGCGTTCCCGTTGATACGTCCGACTCAGCGGCGGCAGGCTACATGAAGCGCGCCAAGAAGGAGGAGTTCACCTTCACGCCGCTGCCTGACGACGACGTTGACATCGACGTACTTGTCGCTCACCGGAAAAAGCAGTTCGCGAAGAAGAGGCAGCACGAAGAGGCGCGCAAGCTCATCCCGATCAAGATCAAGGTGCCCGGGCCGATCGGCATCCTGCACTTCGGCGATCCCCACGTGGACGACGACGGCACGGACATCGAGGCCCTCGAGCACCACAAGCGCCTATGCAACTCGGTGGAGGGACTCTTCGCGGCGAACGTAGGCGACACGACGAACAACTGGGTAGGGCGCCTAGCGAAGCTGTACGGGGACCAGTCCACCTCGGCGAAGCAAGCGTGGAAGCTGGCCGAATGGCTCATCAGGGACACGCGCTGGCTCTACATGATCGGCGGCAACCACGACGGCTGGAGCGGCGCCGGCGACCCCCTGAAGTGGATAGCGAGGCAGGAGAACGCGCTCTACCAGTCATCCGAGGTCAGGCTAGGGCTCAACTTCCCGAACGGCGCGGTGGTGCGTATCAACGCACGCCACGACTTCGGTGGCAGTTCGCAGTGGAATCCGGCGCATGGCCCGATGAAGGCCGTCTTTCATGGTGTCCGCGACCACATCTCCATCTGCGGCCACAAGCACAAGAGCGGCTACGGAATCATCAAAGATCCAGAGAGCGGCATCGCCTGCCATTGCTTCCAGGTGGCGAGCTACAAGATTTACGACCGATACGCCCGCGACAAAGGCTTCCGCGACCAGACGCTGGGGCCGTGCGTGCTTACGGTGATCGACCCGACGATGCCGACCGACCACCCCGACATGGTCAAGCCGTTCTGGAACGCTGACGAGGGCGTGGATTTCTTGAAGTGGAAGAGAAAGCGCAAGTGATCGTCAACGACGAAGAGATCCGCAAGCACTGCGACCGCGTCAAGGCCCTCCAAGAGGGCCTGCAGGCGGCCTTGGTCCGCGGCAGCGAGTCAGGCATCTGGGAAGCGATGGCAGCACTCCACGACGTCTCGCGCGAGGCGCTGTGGAGGATCAACGACATCCGTTATGCACGAAGCAGAGGTGATTCATGAGCAGGTGGGAAGCTGGAGCGCTGGCTTTGGTCGTCGTGCTGATTGTTGGCACGATCGTTCTCTATTCGGGAAGGGCGAACGCAGCGCCCACCTTCAAAGGCCAAGGGGACAACGGCCCAATCGTTCTCGTGCTCCTTCAGGACGCCTGCAAGGACGAGAAGGTGCTGCGGCACATCAACCAGCCCTTCCACGCGAAGCTCAAGGCCGCGCGCCTGACGTGGGGTGGGCGGCAGTGGTCCAGTTGCTGGATTGAGCTCGAAATGATGTCGAACGGCCGCATGGAGAAGTTCGTGTTCTCCGTGGATGAGGAGGGTTCGCCCTTACAGGCCATCCCGCGGCGCGCTTTCAGGGACCACAGCACATGATCCTATCCGCCCTGTTCTCTTTCCTCGGCGGGTCCGCCTTCAGGATGATCTGGGGCGAGATCGCCGCGTGGCTCAACAAGAAGCAGGACCACGCACAAGAACTCGACCGGATGAAGCTCCAGTCCGACCTCGAGGCGCAGCGCCACCAGCGCGACATGGAGCGGCTCAAACTGCAGTCCGACCTGAACGTGAAGGAGGTCCAGGTCATGGGCGACCTCGCCATCCAGAAGACCGAGGCCGAGGCGTTCGTCGAGGCGATGAAGACGGCAATGAAGCCGCTCGGCATCAAGTGGGTTGACGCCTGGAACGGCTCCATCCGCCCGGCCATGGCGTCGATCGCGCTCCTGATGTGGTGCTTCGCGCTATACCAGCAGGGGTTCGTGGCCGGCGACTGGGACAGGGAACTCATCGCCGGGATCCTCGGGTTCTACATTGCCGACCGCACCCTCGCAAAACGCGGGAAGTGATCGATCAGCTAGCCACGCTCTACGCGCTGATCCGGCGCTTTGAGGGGTGCCGGCTGACCCCCTACATTTGCCCGGCGGGGGTCTGGACGTGCGGATGGGGGTCCACCGGCTTGGACGTCTTCCCGGGAAGGCCGTGGACGCAGGAATACGCTGACAAACGGCTCGAGCAGGACGCGCTCAAGTTCGCCAAGGGGACGCTGATCCTATGCCCGCGGCTGGCCTCGGACGGCCTCTGCGCCATATCCGACTTCGCCTACAACCTCGGGCTAGGCAACCTGAAGGCATCCACGCTGCGCCGGCGCCTCAATGAGGACGACGTCGAGGGGGCGAAGCGTGAGCTCGCAAGGTGGGTCAGGGGCGGCGGTAAGGTGCTGCCGGGGCTTGTAATCCGCCGGGCGGCCGAGGCGGCGCTTCTATACTAGGAATGAGCCGAGGTGCGTATAACGAGCGGTGAATATCGCCACATCGGTTACTGATTTTGTTGGACTTTTCCAGCGCCTGACCGGCCATTTATTCACCGATCAGCGCTTCGCATAGGCCGTAGAATCAGGCGCTTATGCGTGCTTCGTTGACCGGATTGTGATTCCGGTTGTTGGGGGTTCGAATCCCCTCGGTCACCCCACCTACCTCTGGTGAATATTTTCGGCCTTGGTGAATATTTTCATCGCAGCGGCCGGACTTTCGCCTCTCCGCGGCGGTAGACGCGCCTGGTCGTGCGGATGCTTTCGTGGTCCATGAGCTCTCGAGCGCGTTCATCCGTCTCGGCCGCTGTGGCGCTCGCTGCGCGCAGATCCTGCTCGGTGAAGTGCGCGCCGCCGAGCGCTACCCACTTCGCCATCGAACGCTGCCAGGCGCTCTTGAAACCGCGTGTGGACAGCGCTTGCCCGCGGCGCTTGCCCTTGGTGGCAGGGAAGATTGCAGTGCTCTGCGCGGGCCGTGGCAACGCCTTGAGCCATGCCCAGACCATCCGTAGCCGCGGCGTCCAGCGGATAACCAGGGGCCGCATGCGACGCTTCTTGAGGATCATGAAGCAGATGCCGTCGTGCCGTTCGCTGAATAGGGTCAGCTTCAGGAGCTCGCCCTGCCGCCGGCCTGCGAGGTGCTTCAAGGAAAGGTAGCCGCGGAGCCACGGTGGGCAGCACCGGCGGGCGAAGCGGCGGCGCTCGGAGCCTGACACCTCGCGATCGCGCGGCTTTTCCTCGGCGAAGATGAATCCGCTGACCGGGTTCCTGGTGGCCGCGCGCCACTTGATCGCGTATCGGTAGATCTTTCCGAAGACGCTGATTTCCCGGTTCGCGCGCACCGGGGCGTTTCGGGCTTCGTGGTAGTCGTACAGGTCGTTGATGTCGATCTCGTCAGGCAGCATGTGCCCGAAGCCCTTGCGCAGCTTGCCGATGTACGCCTGGTAGTCCTCCTGCGTGCGCGGCGCAAGACTTGGTAGGACGTCCGTCAGGTAGCGGTCCAGCACGTCGCCAATGAGCCGTGGGCGCTTCCTAGAGTCCCCTACGAGCTCGCCGTACTTTCGAAGGCAAGCGGCTGGGTCGTCGATCGGCCCGAGGGGGATGGGCTTGCCTTGGATCGGCTTGTAGACGATCTGCCGGCGGTGCGGATAGCAGCGCTGCGGCATCCAAGCTGGCGTCTTAGTGCGCCTCCTCCCCATCGGCCTATTATGCCGCCAGGCCGTCGAGGCGAGGTCGGCGCCGCTTTGCGGGGCTTTTCAGCCCCATACGCTGGTCGTGGTAGGCCCGCAGCACTAGCACCTTCCCGTCGCCGCTCATCTCGAATGTCCAGCCGAGGACGGCCAGCTTCTTCGCCTGGGCCTTGCCGTACTTGCGGCCGGTCAGGCGCTCTAGCTCATCCGGACGCAGGTAGGTGTCGTCGTTCACGTTCTGGTAGTGTTGGTAAGTTGTTACAAGAAGAAGAGGTCAAAAAATGACCCGTAAGTTGAAGAACGTCGTCTGCAATCCCCTCGTTGTAGCCAACTTCCTTGCGCTCGTGCGCGAGCTCGTGAGGGTTCTCATGAGTTGACGCCATGCTTTGAGGTCGCGTCCTTCGATGCCGCAGCGATGTTGAATGGCCTCCAGGTGACATTCCGGTTGAGCACAAAGATCCACCTAGTCCAATAGGGAACAGCCTGCTTCAGGGCACGGTCCATCATCCCGCCTTTGCCTCATCGAAGATGTCGCGGAACACGTCGGGGTGCAGGCGGCGGCGAGCTACCTCCAAGAACTTCTGCTCAAACTCCTCGCCAGTGGCCCTACGGCGTGCCCGGTTGCGTTCCCCGATCTCGCGCAGGCATTGCTGGTGCTCCTTGGCGAGCATGCGGTAGGCGAAGTTGGCGCGGTTGTACCAGTCCCTGTCGCTGAAGTCCCCGGTGGCCGCTGCGTGGGCTTTGGCACCTTCAAGCTGCATCTTTAGCCGCGCCAGTTTTTCCATCAGCAAATCGTTCTGCTGATCCAGCGTTAGTCCCGCGGCGATCATGTCGGCGCGGGTGTGGAATTGATCGTTCATGGGCGGTAAGCCGTCTCCAGAGTCGGAACGTCCCTACTCATCGTGGTAGCCCTTGATGGTGATGGTCCCAACGGTCACGTTGATGTTCATACGGCGGATGGCCCCGGCTATCTCCGACAGGCCGAGAAACACAGCCATCGCCACAAAGAAAAGTCCAGCGAAGCTCTCCATCATTCCCCCTTCTGCGGTCGTTCCTGTGCGGCGTACTGCGAGTAGAGCGAGCAGCACACCTGCGTTACGTTTGGATTGTTCTTGCGACAGTTGTCGCTTTCAGACAGGCATTCCTCGCGCGTCTGAGGTAACTGCAAGGGACTTAGAAGTTGCGCGGCACGGCGGAAGTGGCGAACCTCGATCCCGCATACCTTCTCACCGTCCTTCAGCGTTTGCATTGAGTCGGCCCACGCCGCGAACGGTTCAAGCGCTGCGCGTAGGCGCTGAATCTCCAGCGTTGACGCCAACGAGCAATCCAGCAGCTTTTGGTACAGGTCGTTGTTCATTTGGCCTCGCCGTTATCTCCATCGTGGCGTTTGTCCCATGCGGCCAGGATCATGCGTAGGTCCGACAGCCTGATTTCCGCCTCCCAATCCGTGGTCAGGTGAACGGCATGCACCACGTCGCCAAGCTCGCGCATGGGGTACTCGTCGCGGATGCTCACGTAGTCGCGCACCCTTTCGATGGCGTTCTGCAGCGTGATCCTGTCGGCTATCTCTTGGGCATCGCTCATTTGCTTGTACCGTCTATGTCGCACTGCTGTTCGTGGTGGGCGGCTGGTGCGCACCGAATGGATACGGCCGGCTTAACCAGCGTTCTCGCCAATCTCTCGATTCGCCCGTTGTTCATTTGCCTGCGCACGCTGATATGGTGGACCGACCGCTCTGCAACTTCCACAGCGCCCGGCTGCTCTCCATGATTCTCCTCGCCGCCAGCGTCGCGGCCCGCTTCTTCATCGGCGCAGTTTCGTTCATGTACCAGATGTAATCCAAGTGCGCCTGCTGTAGCTCGTTGAGGAGCCTGGTGCGCCGCTGGTAGAAGTTGTGCCGGGTCACTTGCGCACGTACTCCCACCACAGGCTGACGGCGCAGCAGAAGCAGTACCACCGGCTGAAGCTGATCGTGTCGCCGGAATCGTTGATAACGTCGCCGTCGTGGGCGCGGGTGTAGGCGTAGGTGGCGACGGCCATGCTCCAGGCGCGGCCGAATCTGCCGCCTTCGTAGGTCATCGCTGCCATGCACTTGTCGAGGTATGAACGTTCCATTACGTACTCGCGTTAGTAACCCTTGACCGCTTCCAGCGCCCGTTCGATGGCAAGGGCCAGCTTCGGGTCGTCTTGTTCGTCGGGCTTGCCGAGCAAGCGCAGCAAATCCTTAAGCGCCTTGGCGAGCTTTCTCCGTTCCTCGGCCACTTCCATGATTGCGTCAACTGATCCGTACATAGCTACTCCTTAGCCTGTGTGGAAGGACGGCTTACCGCTTTCACGCTGCCTCCCTGATTTGGTCTACGGCCTGGATGCGCTCGCCGATCCACCGCATCACCGGCACGGCCATGCTGTTGCCGAGCGCCTTGTAGCGCGGCCCGTCCTTCGCCGGCTTGCGCTTGTATTCAATGAGCGTGTAGTCGTCGGGGAACCCTTGGAGGCGCTCGCACTCGCGCGGCGTGAGCCGGCGAACTGCCATCGCGGTCTGGACGCCGATGGTGAAGCCGCAGGTATCCAGCGGCCCGGTGCGATCGCCGTACTGGATCACGTCCGACTGTCTGGCGTCGAACGCATGGACGGGAACGACGTAGCTGTCCTTGCTGTGTCCGCTCCTGGCGTTGTGGCCGGCCGGCGTGTTCGCGCCGTTGAGCATCGTCGGCATCACGTCAACGTGGGCCACCGGCTGCGCCACCATCGTCGTCGTCTCGTAGTCCTGCGAGCTTCCCTCGCGCGTGGCTATGCAGCGCGCGATGTCGGGGGCGGCGATGAGGCTTTTGTCGATTGGACTTGAGCCGTAGCTGCGACCGCTGCTAGAGCTTGGGCCAAGCGTTCCGGCAACTGTTTTCCCCGCTTCGCGGCTCGGCGCAGAATCCCCGCGCAGGCTCGAGCGCTCAAGAAGTACCGCGGCGGCACGTTGCCAACCTCGAGCGCATCCGACAACGAACACACGGCGGCGTTGCTGGGCCACTCGGAAATACTGAGCGTCAAGAACTCGGTAGGCGAACCCATACCCGAGTTTTGCCAGCCCGCCGAGGAGGGCACCAAAAGCCCCTGTTCCATCTGACAGGACGCCGGGGACGTTCTCCCAAACCAGCCAACGGGGGCGATATTTGTGAGCAACGGCAAGATAGGTGAGGGTGAGGTTGCCACGCGGGTCATCCAGTCCCTTTCGGAGTCCTGCGACGCTGAAGGACTGGCAAGGGGTGCCTCCGACGAGAAGATCGAGAGTTGCATCGGGCCACTCCTTGAACTTGGTCATGTCGCCGTGATTCGGCACGGTCGGGTAATAGGCGTTCAGCAAGGCGCAGGGGAACGGCTCGATCTCGGCGTAGTACGCGGCCCGCCAGCCCAGCGGGTGCCAGGCGACGGTGGCGGCTTCGATACCGGAGCAGACCGAGCCATAGATCACTTAGGGAACATTCCGTCTATCTGAAGGAATGTTCCTCCAGCGCTTCTCGGCTTCCGCGATGGCGGCTTTCAGCAGATCAACCTGCGGCCAGGTCATGTGCCCGGCCTCGATGAAGATATCAGTAGCGCCAAAGCCTGCCGCGTCCCATACGACGATCTCGTTGTCCTCCAAATCGCAGACTCCGGTTTCGACGCGCCGCCCTTCCGAGTCCTCGACGTATCTCATTTGCGGTCGTTCTGGCCGTCTACACGGCGCAGGATCAGACTCTCGTCGATCACATCGCCATCACGACGTCGTCTTGCCAATCCGGCCTTGAGCGAGCGGACCTCGCTCTTGTGATACGGGTCGGTCAGGTCGATGGGCAGCGCTTCGTGGTCGCCGTCCTGCCCGCGCAACTCCGACATGCCCTTGAGGTTGGTCTTGACCATCCTGCCCCTCTTGACCGTCACGTATTCGCCGCGCACATAGCCGGCGAGCATGAGCAGGATGCGGTTGCACTGAGAAACGTGGTTGTTCGCGCCGCTCTTTACGAACCCCTCTTTGCCACCGCCGCGCTCGAAATGTCGACCGCACACGCCGCAAACGAAGTGGCTCAGACCGTGGATTAGCCCGCGTTTCTTCACCACGTCCCGGAGGAGAAGGCGCTTCTTCGCCATTAACCCTTCTCCTGTGTAGACGCCACGGTTGCGGACCCTGCGCAGGCTTTCAGCCGCTCGTATTCGTCCAGCGGCACCAGCACGCTCATGCTGTTGTCGGCCTGCTCCTTCTCCAGCCGCTCGATCAGGTCGGCGGCAGCTATCAGGTCGGCGTCAACCACCCCAAGCTGGACGTGACGGCGCTCCTGCACCAAGAACCGTAGACGGGCCACCAACTCGTTGCCCATCGGGTCGGGGATGGACATACCGGCAGAGCGCGACGACCGCAGCGCGTCGATCACCATGCGGCACTGCTCCGTGCCAAGCTGCACGGTCATTCCGTTGTTGACGAACCGCTCGATGTCGTCCGCAAGGCCGAGCGCGGTAGACAGGGGCGCGGCAGGGGCGGGCGTGGCGAGCGCGGCAACGACGACAGGCCGCAACGCATCGCGCAGGATCGACTCGGCTTCGTCCCGGCGTACTACCTCGATGTTCATGTTGCCGAAGCTGCCGACGCGCATCGTGGCGTTCCTGAGCATGCGCAGCGGGTGCTCCAGTTCTGGCCTTTCCTTATCGTCGTGGCGCGTCTCACTCATGGGGAAAGTTCCTGATGTCGGCAGCTATTACGTCCAGCACCTGGTCGGGCATCTGGCCTCGGTAGCTCTCGACGTGCCGAGCGATGGCCTCGCGCAGAGTCGTCGTGCTCTCCGACCGTGCTAGGGACAGGTCGGCGGCGTGGTTGCTCACCGCGCGCTCAAGGTCTTCCCGCACCTTCCTGATCTCGCTCTCGGCGCGGCACAGTTCGTTCCACGTCTTTTGCAGCCATTCGACCGCCTCGGCCTTGGTGCCTTCCTCGGCAATGGCGTTTATGAACGCCGCCGGGACATGCGGCGCCTCCGGTCGTCCTTTTGGGGTAGTAGAGAGTTTCCCTTCGCTCACTCGGCCTCCTTCTCGTGCCGGCGGAAATCGTCGCTCGGGCAGAACCAATCGTCCTTGACGATGTGCCCGATGGCGTGGACGCCGCTATGCTCGGCCTTGACCCTGATCGTCGTGCCGACGAGCTGATCCCACCGCTCGACGCCCGCGATCTCCATCACTCGCCAGATGAAGTGGCCGGCGTAGTTCGGACCGGCGTGGTTGTGGTGCTTGAACGACTTGGGGAGGTACAGGGAGTAGCCGCCGAAGCCCTGGCCGCTACCGCCGTAGTCGAGCGTCAGCCACGCGGACAGCACGCCGTGGTCGGCATTTGTGATGCTGGCGTGGGTAATGATGGCATTCTTGGTTTCCATTATTTACTCCGTGGGTTGACGCCTCGGTGTGGCAGCGCGGCGTTCCCTGTCCCATGCCACCATCCCGCCGCCGAGCAGCAGCCCTGCGGTGAAGGCCGTAAGGTTCGGGTCCATGATGGCCGACCAAACTGCTATGCCAGCCCCGACGATGGAAGCCGCAGCGTAGATCGTGCGGTCGTTCGTGTAGCTGTGCATGGCGTTCACAGGTCGCCAGTCCTGCACATTTCTGCGGCGAAGCAGAGCGCGACGACGCGGGCGTTTTGCGCCTCGCTGTGTTCCTCCGGGTAAAGCATGTACGTCCACTCGACGCCGCCAAGAACGGCCTCGACGTAACGCTGCACCGCTGGAAGCTGATCGCCTCCGTCGCAGTAGTAGTTGCGCCCCAGGACGTGAGCGATGGCCACGCAGGAGCGGTTGGAATATCCGCGCTCGATACGGCGCGCAGCCTCCCGGTAAACGGAAGGGGTAACACGCTCCGTGCGTATGGCGTTCGTCTTGCGCTTCATACGGTTGTCATCCCCTTAAGGGCGTCCATGACCTTTTCCTTGGCTTTGTAGAAGTCGTCGGTGGAGAGGAGAACGCCGGCCTCTTTCCGCAGGGCGATGAGCATGATTTCGGCGTACTCCTCCAGCAGCTTCTCCTTCAGCCTGAGAACATTCCGGTCAGTCAAACGCTCCATTACTCCGGCTCCCCCTGCCATCCGCACTCCAGGCAGTATTCGTAGGAGCACTCGGGGGCGTATCCGTCGCCTGCACGGTGGGCGCGGTCAAGCTCTCCGCCGCACTCGGGACAGGGTGCAGCAACCGCAGGCGGGACCGACCTAGCGGCTTCGGCCGGCCCGACAGGTTCCGCGACGTTGGCCTGCGGTGCTGCATTCATAGCCGTGCCGAAGGTAGGAATGTTCCTCACTGCGGGAACCGCTCCACGTAGCCTATGAAATCCGGCGTCGCTTCTGGTATCGGCTTGAGCGCGGCGTCCATAAAGCGCTTGAAACCGTCGCGTTTCGGCGGAACGTCGTAGCCCTGCCCCCTCAGGACTGCCCTGGCGTGCTCGGCCCACTCCTGCGGGGTCTTGAGGTGTCCGTTACGAAGCCCGTTGAAGAAGCAGTTGTAGGCGTCTTCGCCGAAAACAACGGCCTCGTTCCGCAGCGGCTTCGCAGAGTCGAGTCCTTGGGCCTGCAGAGCCGGAATCGTGGTGGCCCATCCCAATGCACAGGACGGGGTGCCGCAGTCGTGGAAAAACTCGTCCATGTCGAACTTGTCGGTATTCAAGCCCTCCATGAAGTGGATGAGGATCGTCAGGTTTTTTACGTTCAGGTCTAGGCGGGCCATTGGGTTCCTCGCTGTGTATGGGTGCGTGACTACTGCACAGAACTCGCGGCCATGTACGTCGCCGCTGACGGCGATCCGCGCAAGATGCCGCCGCCAAGCCAGTTGTTCTCGGCCTTCATGTTCTGTAGCGCCGCTGCCATACCCCCTGCCTGTCCGGCTGCAGGAGGGGGAGTTAGAAAGGGCGGCAGGCGATCTCCACGCGGTCCAGCTTGTCGGTGTAGTCGGCAGGGATGTCGCGGGCCGCGAGCATCAGCGCTTCCTTGTCGCTGTTGGCGAGGACGCGCTTCACGTCCACGATGAGGGTGGATTTCGGCTTCTCGCCGCGCTCGTTCTGCTCCTTGGATTGCAGGGGGTTGTAGATGACGGCGTATTCGTAGAGCTTCATTTGTTTCTCCTTGGTTGAATTTGTGCAGTGCTTCTAGACAGTGCTACCTATCGAGTTAGGCCACTCTGAGCTTGCCGTTCGTCCAAAGCCATTCCTGCGTTTTCACGTAGGCCCTTAGCCAGTCCATGAACTTCTGCTCCCTGGTTAACTTGTCCCCTACCTTCGCCGTGATGACCGCATGAGCGTTTGAGCACCCGGCAGCAAAGGCGAAGTCATGGGACTTGTGCCAGCCACCCCTGCCGAAGATATGAGAGTCAGAGTGCATGGGGACACAACCCAAGTGTTCGTTGCATTGGTGGGGGAAGTCGGCCATGCAAGGCATCTGGTGAGCGAGGTCTAGGAGTTTTCGGCTGCGGAATGTCACGCTGCCTTAGCCAATGCGTGGGCTTGCTTGTGGTGAGGCGGGCAGAGCCACACGACATCCAGCGGCGCGGAATAGTCTGTGTGATGGGCTTCGGCCTTGCCGCCACAGATGAGGCATGGCAGGCGTTTTACCCGGCCATCGCGCAAGGCATTCCCGAGCTTGACTTGCGCGGCGCGTCGCAATGGGTTAAGCACCTTCCACCGTTCGGTAATGTCTCGGTTCTTCTGCATGCGGTGCGGCATGGAGGCGCGCTTGCGGTCGTATGCCCGGTAGTAGTCGATCTTGGCCAGACGGTTTGCTCGCGCAGCCTTGCGCACACACTCCATGCAGCGCGACTGGTTGCTGACGTAGAAATCCATCACCGGCTTTTCTTGTTGGCAGGATTTGCAGAACATCAGAATGGAATAGAGTCCTTATCGTCATCCCGCGAAGGCTTGCTCGGACCCGGCTGGTAGGCCCCGTCCTTCTTCTTGGGCGTCGCGGAGATGGAGAAGAACTTGCCGTTCTTGCCCTCCTTCACCCAAGCGCCAAGCCAGTACTCGACCCCGCCTATGAGGATGTCGCCCTTGTACTCGGGATGAGTTTCCTTCTGACGGTCGTTGTTCTTGAACAACGCCCCGTTACCTTCTTTCTTCGTGAATGCCACCTACGCCACCTTTCTTTGCTTGGCCGCTTCGGCCTGGGTCTTGATCCTGCTGCGCTCCTTGCTATCAAGGAACGTCCATAGATAAGTCTTTTCGTCGGGGTCGGTGAACTCCTCGCACAGACCTAGCGCGTCGAAGTCCCGCTCCTCGGCCAAGGCGTCTTTAACGAGAATTGCTGTGTCCTCGATGATCTTGCGGCGGGCTACCTCTACCCGGCCCCTAGCACCGCTTGTAGGGGTTATGCTCTGCTTGTCCACGATGGCGCGTTTCAGTTCGTCCGCGCTGGCGAACTCGGTGCCGCCGAGGCCCAAAGCTGCTAAGGCGCGACCGATGGCCGAAGTCTCTGCGTTCTCCAAGGCGCTCGTAGCGTTGATCTTGGAGGAGTCCCGGTACTCCTCGGCATGGCCGGTGGCTACAACGTTGCCGGTGCCGTCCTTGATCGTGGCCTTCATCACCACGCAGGTTTCGTCGCGGTGGACTATCTCGGTGACGAGAGACATTCCAGCGCCGATCCCCTCGCGGAACTTCTTGACCCGCAGGGCGACGGTTTCGTAATCCCGACCGTGGATATTGACGATGCCGGTGTCTTTAGCGCCCAAGGCGTTCCTCCATATCCAGGCGGGCCAGCTCGCCATCTTCCCAAAGCCGGAACAATCGTTCTTCGCGGAAGAGGCGGTTCCAGTCCTCGTCCGTGAGGACTTGGGGCTCGTTGGTCATAGGGAACTGCGGGAGCGCGTCGGCTCCGGGCTGGAAGTCATCCATGTTTCCTCGCGGGGAGTTGAACTGTCTTTGCTGCGGCTTCCTTGGCATTGGCCTGCTGCTGGCGGCGGATGCGCTGGAAGGTCTTGCGAATGTCCGTAGCGGCAGCGGGCACGTAGCGGAACGTGGGGTCGGTCAGGCGCTTCACAGGTTCGCCTCGATGTAGTCGGCGATTTGCTCGAATGATTGAGCGTTGCCTATGAACTTCCCGCGACCGTCGTTCATCTCAACGAGGTTGTCGCAATTCGCTCCGCCAATGATCGACTCTGCCGCCGTGTAGCCAACTCGGTACACTTCTTGTTGTCGCTTGCCGTAATTACATGCGAGGAAAACACCTATGCAGCAGTAGCCCCCATCTCGATACAGATGCTCACGGACCTGCTTGTACTTGCCGCTCCGCAGAGCCTTTACCCATTTCGCCTTCAACTGCTTATCCATCAGGCATCCCTCCAGAGGGCCGCGCACGCCCTGTAAATCTCCTCGGCGTGCCCCTCCAGCCTTTCCACCACGACACGCTCGCGCAGATGGGGCTTGCCGAACGAAGCTCTGACTGTCTTGATCTCGGAGAGGGTCAGGAACATTCTCTCCAAGGGCTCGGCAAGCTCAGAGGGCACGATCTGCTTGAGGTCGTCAGCTAGGCCGGTGAACTCGGGGAGTTCCAGATCGCGCTTCATGCGGCTTTGCGCTCCTGCGGCTTCACCTTGCGCTGCTCTTCAAGGCGCAGGATTTCCAACATTCCATCGAGCCGGGCCATCGCATAAAAGCCTTCGACCACGATGCGAGCGTTGGGCGTGTTGCCGAGGGCCTTGATAAGCGCCTCGGCGGCTACCTGAGACTTGGGGTTGGTAATCACGCGAACACCCCGAGCCGATCCGCCAGCCAGAAGATGAACAGCAGGCAGACGAGGATGGCGAGGGCTTCGTCAGGAGTGAACAGCGCGAAACTGTCGCGGTGAAAGTGGCGGAGGTCGTCGGGGAGGCGGTTCATGCGGCCTCCATCAGAAGAATCCTGATCGCGGCGGCGTTGGCATGGGTGCCGCAGAAGTGCCGCTTACCAACCCTGTACGTCGCCGCTTTGGCACAGGGCCGGAAAGAAGATGTGGGCAGGTAGCGCACTTGCCCGTCGCATGGCTTGCGCTTGATGGCCTGCTTGAGCGGAGTAACGCGGTTCATGCGGCCTCGCGCTCGTAGGTGAAGCGCGGCCAGTAGACGATGAGGCCCAAGCCCATGTTGTCCGTCTTAGCGCTCTTGGCAAGCTCCTTCGCCATCACCGGATCGTTCTCGGCCAACTCCACGAACATCGTGAAGATTTCCGCCTCGCTTCCGGCCTCGACGCCGGGGCACTCCTTGCCGTACATGTTCCGGCCCGAGTAGTCGTCGCGCACGTCGTAGCCGATGTCTTCCAGCGCTTCCTGAATCTGCAACGCGTTGAACTTAGTCATCCCGTATCGCTCCCCTATGGTGGTTGAAGCGTGTAGGGGAGATTAAACAGCAGGTTTAGGAATAAGTCAACAGGCTGTTTAGGACAGGACCGCCCGTCAGTGGCCAGTCCTGTCAGGAAACGGCTAGGGGTGCTGCCTGGTCCGCGTGATCTTGGAAAGCTCTACGTACAGGAGCATCAGGAGCTGCTGCGTAGCATCAGGGCACCTCATGGCCGATCCCGCCGCTCCTATGGAGTAGTCGGTCCCTGCCGCCCTAGTGATGTACGCAAAGCCGTTGATGCGCCCGCTTTCGGCTTCCGCCAACAGGTCTTGTAGTGCTTCGACCGTATCGGTCTGGTCACGGGTGAGTGGAAAATCAACCAAATCGCCCATGTCGCAACTTGTACTACAAACCCTGTAGCTTTTGGCCCTACAAATTGATAATTTTTCTAGTTGTTTTTCAACCGTTTCACATCCGCGTCAGGTTTTCCTGACTTGCGTAGCCTACCCCTTGAAATCACGTGTGATTTGCGCTTGGGTGGGGCATCGTCTGGCTTTGGCTTTGGCAGGGTAAGGACTTCCAGCAGCATCTCCTGCTGGTCTTGCCTAGTCATAGCGAGGTTTAGGACATAGGAGCGCCACCCTGGCATAGCTTCCCTTAGGCTTTGAATGGCCTCGGCTTCCTCTGGCTCCAAAACTAAGCCGTTCACGGTGGCTACCTTCGGCTTCTCGCCAGCCGCCTCTAGGTACTGGTCAAAGGACAGTCCCATTACCTCGGCTACGTGGGCAAGCTGGCCCCTAGGTATGCCCCGTGTTTTCCAGTTCGTGATCCTTCCGTCCGAGTAGCCAGCCTTCCGAAGCGCCGCCCGGTTGTCAGGGTGCTTGTCGAACCATTTGAAAAGCGGATCGTGCGAGACCGTTGGCGGCTTGGCTCGTTCTTTTTTTGGCTTTGCCATGCCGCATGAGTCTATTTGCCCATCTCTAAACATGCCGTTGACAGACACCTAAACCCTGTGTTTAGATAGCGGTGCGATGGCTAAGAAAGCACCAATCGACAGAGCGATTTCCGCCGTGGGAGGACTGTCGGACTTGGCCGAAAAGCTCCAAGTCTCCCCGCAGGTAATCGTTAACTGGCGCAAGCGTGGCGTCCCCGCGAAACGGGTGCTCGCAATCGAGAAGGCGACTTGCGACCAGAACGGCAGGCCGCGCGTGCTGCGTCACGATCTGCGGCCAGACCTCTACCCCGAACACGCATGACCCCCTACCGCAAGCCTCTCCTCCTCTGTTGGGCTTGCGGGCATTACCCGGCGGGGTTGCTCCCATCGCCCCGCCGGGGTTTCTTTTCTCGCTGACCATTCGCGCACCGTAATGGCTCAGTTCGATACCACCAAGTCAACCGCACTCAACCAAAGTCAACGCGAGATGGCGCTGATTGGGATAGTGCGGACGAAGCCTGAACTCGTTGACTGGAACGTGGTGGCGAAGTGCGATGACGAGTTGGCGGCGCTGCAGCTCTGCGTTCACCTCTCCAGGCTTTCAAACGAAACCATCGCCTTCAAGCTTGGGATCGATAAAGGCCACTGGAGCCGAATCATGCAGGGCAGGGGGCATCTTCCTGCGAGGAAGCGAACTCAACTGATGTCAATTTGCGGCAACCTCGCGCCGATGCAATTCGATTGCCTCAAGTTCGGATTCAAGCTCAAAGAGCACGACGTAGAGGCGGAACTGAACGAAATAGAACAACGGCGCGCCTTTCTGCTGGCAGCTCGTCAGCAGCAAATGCAGGTGGCGGCATGAGGACAAAGAACTAACGGGGCAGGGAATCTAGAGCCCGGCGAGGTTCCCTGCTCTCCTCGCCAGCCCCGACCCATAACAACAGAGCAGGGGGGAAGAGCAGGCGTAGTGCCGAATAGGTTGTTAAGGGACGGTATCTGTACATCGGAACTAATCAATCTACTTGCTCCAGAGGAGGAGGTGATGTTCTACCGGCTCCTTGTGGTTTGCGATGACTTCGGCTTTGCGGATGCCAGGCCGGCGATCTTGAAAGCACAATGCTTTCCGCTGAGGGATAGCGTCACGCCGGCACAAATCGAGCGGTGGCTGGGAGCGCTCGCTGGCAAGGGCTTAATCGCCCGTTACCGTAAAGACGAAAAGCCGTATCTGGCTGTCAGCAAGTGGGAGCAGCGTGTCCGCAGCCGGGCGAAGTACCCAAGCCCTACGGACGACGGGTGTACGCCAATTGACGGTCAACTGTCCGACATATGTCAGACAACTGACGGCTTGGGTAAGGGTAAGGGTAAGGGTAAGGGGGCAACGTCGCGGACGAGCCGCGAGTTGAAGTCTTTGTTGCCTACGGACTGGACCCCTTCACCCACGACCGTTGAGAGAGTCAGCCGGGAGTTCGGGCTAGTGCCCGAGGACGTACATCGCTACGTCGCTGCCTTTCACGACGTTTGCCGAGCCAGGGCTTACCGCTACGCCGACTTCGACGCAGCCTTTGCGAATTGCGTCCGTCAGGACTGGCCGAAGCTACGGGTCGGGAAACCGCAGCAGCAGACCGTTCGGGTGGACGCATGATCGATGACATCCTTTCGCGGCTGGAGAAGGTCAAGCGCACCGGCCGCAACAACTGGCTTGCGTGCTGCCCAGCTCACGACGATCGCAGTCCGAGCCTTTCGATCCATGCCGCAGACGATGGGCGCATAGTGGTCTACTGCCACGCGCAATGCAGCTTCGCGGAGATCGTTGCGGCTGTCGGTCTGGGCTATGAGCCGTGGTTCCCGCCGAAGCAGGCGGACGATTTCAAGCCCGCGATTCATCGTCCGTTCCCTGCGGCAGACATCCTCGAATCGCTGACGAACGAATGCCGGATTGTGGCAATCGTCGCGCATGACATCGAGGCCGGGAAGGACGTTCCCGAGTCCGACCGCGAGCGTATGCGCGTTGCGATCATGCGTATCCGCGAAGCCTCGGAGGTAGCGAATGCCAAGCGCTGATCGAGGGGCCGCGTTTCTGGATCAGGCCGCTCGCCGGCACATGGAGGTTGTGCATGGCGAGGCGATTGATTGGGACCGCTGGATGGCTCCTGACGACCGCACGCGAATCATCCCTGCTGAAGCGCTTGCTGAGCGCGGCAAGGCGTCGATGCTGCTTGGTGATGAAGCAGAACCAGGGCTCACGCTGCCGTGGGAGAAAGCAAAGGGCCGTGTCCTGATCCGTCCCGGCAAGCTCGCAATATGGGCTGGGTGGTCGCGCCACGGCAAGACGCAACTGCTTAAGCAGCTCATGCTTCACGGCATCGCGCAAAGCGAAAAGCCTCTCGTTGCGTCGATGGAAGAGGAAGTCCTAGAAGTCTGGAAAGACATGGCATGGATTGCCTGCAACGACCGCAATCCGCCGCTGAAGGACTTGAACCGCTACGTCGATTTCGTCAGTGGGAAGTTGTGGCTCTACGACCAGCAAGGCCAGATCAATCCGCGCAGGATGATCGCGGTGATTCGATACGCAGCAAGCGAGCTGAACATCACGCAGGTTGTCGTTGACTCGCTGATGATGCTTGCGCTCGACCGTGACGATTACGAGGCGCAGGCGCGTTTTGTCGGCGAGCTTAAGGCAGTTGCCAAGGACACTGGCGTAACCGTTCATCTCGTTGCCCACATGCGAAAGCGTGACGGCAAAGGTGGTGATGAACAGCCTGGAACGCTGCACGACATTTCTGGCGGGCATGAGATCGGCTCCAAGGCGGATTACGTGTTCGTCGTGTGGCGTGACGTGCAACGCAAAGACCCCGCTAATCCGCAAGCGGTGCTCAAGGTGGAAAAGCAAAGGGGCCGCGTGAACTGGCTCGGCAGTTTGGGCTTCGGATGGCACGAAGGCGCGAGGCAGTTCATCGAGGACGTTCACCCGATGAAGTTTTGGAATGACGCTCAAGACTTCTAACCACCAGCGCGCCCCGCAATGCGCGGCGTTCGTGAGGAAGATGCGCGAGGTGTTCGGGGAGGATCAGGTGACGGTTCTGTACGTTGAGGAAAACGGATTCAAGCTCGGTGAGAAGCAGCCCGAGGGTGCGCCGTGTTACGTGAGGCTTGAAGATGAAACCAAACTGGCCGTTGGTGGTTAGGCAAGTGATCGCGGCCACCGATTGCACGGTGAAGGACATCGCCAGTCATTGCGGGGTGTGCGAGTCCGCTGTTACGCAATGGCTGCGCGGGGATAAGACGCCGAGTTTCACGCCGGGGTGGGAATTGCTCAACGCCTACATAGCAAACGTGGGCAGGAAGATTCCGCAGGCATGACCGACTTCGATCCTGACCGCATTCGCACTCGCTTAGTCGAGGTAGGCGAGGAATGGGCAGAACTAGACGCTGCCGCGAATGTCTTAGAGGAAACGAGAAAAACAATCCTCGCAGAGATCATGTTGAAGTGCGAAGGCTCGCAGGCCGCTAAGGAAATGCAGGCGTTAGCCGATCCCTCCTACAAGCTCCACGTAACTAAGATGGTTGCCGCGCGTAAGGAAGCCAATCGCGCGAAGGTGAAGTTTGAGACCGGGAAGATGTGGGCCGAGTTGATGCGCACCAGGGAGTCTACAAGGCGCGCGGAGGCAACGATTCGGTGATGCTCCATGCCGGTGCCGCCGAAGGATAAGGACTTGCTGGCCGAAATCATGGCGATGCAGCCTGACGACACTTTGCCGTGGCGGACCAATCTTTCAACCGAGCAGGACCGCAAGCGCTTCAAGCAAATGTGCAAGCGCTACGGCAGGGCTGCAGGGCATGAAATCGTCATCGCGTTATCCCCGAGGCTAGATAAGGCTTACATCATTGCGGCGGATGAGGCTGACGAGTTCACCTATGCGCGCGAGAGGGGGCGGAGAAAGCCGCGATGAGGCGCGCTGCGAAGGTGGACGCGAACCAGGCCGAGGTAGTCGAGGCTCTTAGACGCTGCGGTGTCTCAGTAGAGATCATCGGGCTCCCCTTGGATTTGCTTGTGTGCCATCGCGGCGAGACGGCGTTGGTTGAAGTGAAGGGCGAGGACGGGCGCCTTACAAAGCAGCAGGTCGAATTTATCGCCAGATGGCCGGGGAAAGTCCACATCGTTCGCGGGCCTGAACAAGCGCTTAAGGAAATCGTGGGATGACCTGGATAGCCGCTCCTCTAGGTCTAATCAAGCGCACTCCTACGCGGACCTTTGATCTCTCCACCCCCGAGGGAAGGCGCAAGGCGTCGGACTATCGCTATTACCGCAGTGCCAAGGGAAGGGCTGTTAACCGCGAGGCGCAGAAGCGATACGAAGCAAGCGAGAAGGGTAAGGCTAGGCGAGAAGCGTACAAGCCCCGCAGGAGAGAGACGGACCGCGCGTTCTATGCCCGCAACCCGTACCGGCGCGAGTACATCAACGCTAAGAATCGTGAATACCGCAGGCGAAGGAGAGAAGAAAAAGATGCTTCCGACAAGCACAAGCAGAACGTACCAGCTCGGGGATTACGCAATCGTAGCTTTGCCCTTGGAAACCAACCCAGCGTTTCTAACCCATAGGATTTTCTACCGGGGGAAGCTGATAGGTCGGCAGTTGTCCGTGCCATCCATCTCAGACTGCGACTGGTACAGATCAACGCAAGGGGTGTACGCGGAGAGGTCTCACAGTTGGGAGAGTCAGCAACCCCGGAGGACGGGCTTTAGGGGCGAGGGATTCAAGCGGGGCAGGCCGAGCAATGCGGAGAGGGCCCGGCGCGAGCGGATGCTATTAGCCGAGATCCCGGCATGAGCCAAACCCTCGCGCAAAGAGCAGCGTTCAGGCTGTGGTCCCAGATGCAGGACCGGATACGGACCCACAAGCAAAAAGAACCCGAGAGTGGCGGAACCTTGTGGCTCAAGCGCTGGATACAGCGTTTAGATGCCGAGGGTAAGACTATGGCCGAGATCGCGGAGGCAACGGGAGTTAGCAAGTCAACGGTCGGACGGCACCTTGGGCGGAAGTGGACGTAGGCGGTACTTGGCAACGGCTACTCTAAGCCCAATCGAAACCTTGCCGCCGCCGATGATTTCAGCCTTTGCCAGTGTCGGGGCGTCTAGGTACACGTTAACCCTCTTGCCCCCTTCCAGGCGAAAGGGCGGGCCTTTTTTGGGCTTGGCGGGTTTCATGGACGGGTGGCGCGCATGGCGACTTCAAGTTCATCGTCGGCTAGCAGGGCGCCGCTATGGTCAACTACTCGCGCCTTGGAACCGGCGCCGTAGATATGCACCTTCATGCCGTCGAGGCGATGCCATTCCTTATCGCTGCGGTTTGACATGGTGAATCCGTGCTCGCGCAGGAAGGCATAGACAGGTTCGCGGGGGCCGCCGACAGGGAATCGAGTGCTCACGCTTCCCCCTTGGCAGCGAGGGCGTCGCGGTCTTGGCACTTGGCTTGACTATTCGCTACGCATTGAGGGCACACCGTCTTGCCGCGGGTTTGGATAAGGTGGTATGCCGCGTTCGCTACACGGAGCGCCATTCCCTTCGCGCTCGCCAAGGAGTGGCTTTCGCCGCCGTCAAGGTAACAGCCGGTTTCGGTGTCGAGCACCGTGTAACGGGCCCCGCCGCCAATACGCCATACATCGCACTCGAAAGCCCCTATCGCGGTGCGCTCGCTTCTCAGTAGCTTGATCCACTCCAGATTAGTTTCCATAATCCCTTTCGCTCTACTAGCGCGCCCTCCGGCGCTGTGGGGAAGTCGTCCCGGTCAGCTTGCAGGCTGGCCGGGGCGCGATTTACGCTTGCTTGAAAACCTCCAGCGCAGCGCTGTTGTCTGTGTAGACGATGCCGTTAGTCCCCGCCTTGCCGTGCGCGCTGGCGAAGATCGCGGCCTTGAGCATAAGCAGCTCCTCGGCGGAAAGCTTGCCGGCGGCCTTGGCTTGCGCCAGATGAACCCCATACGCCCCACCAGCGCGCGGCGGGCTCATGATGACTTGGCCGTTGCCAAGGTCGATCATGCCGATTCGCGTATCACTCTGCACCTTGGCGTGCGTCGCCTCATTGCCTTGGTGCAGCGGGTAGACGATGAAGTCCTGCGGCTTGCGCATGCCCGGAAACATCCCGTCAAAACTGGTCGTGCCCATGATGTTCCTGCGGATATTCGAGATCATGTAATTCCCTCCGGTTTATGTATGCCCGTTGCAGCGGGCGGTTAGATGCTGGCCTTGCGGTAGTCGTCGTGGAAGATGCCGACGCTATGCTTAAGGGAGTCAAGGGCGCGCTTCTTAGCGTCCGAGCAGCGCCCCTTGTCGTTCAGCGTCATGGCATCCATGAGCGCCAAGCGAGCGGATGAATTCTTGCCCATGTGTTGACGGGCTAGCTCGATTACTTGGTTTGCGTCCATCTGGTATTTCCCTCCGAGGTAAGGCCCTATTGCAGTAGGGCGTGGATAGCAGTATACACACTCAAAGCTTACAGGAATTGATCTAGGTCAATAAATCTGAAAATAAGTGTGTATAGCGTCCCATCGTCACTTAGTCCATTGTTTCAGGGGATGGCAGGCACGAAAGCGGATACGCGCGTGGACGGCAATGCGACGGCAACCGGGCATCGCGGCGCAGCGAGTACCAGCCTGCCAGCTCGGCCGATCATTCCAAGGCCCGCCCCACAACCCCTAGTGGTGCGAACTATATACTTGACAAACGCGGGGAGCGGCGAGCACAGTGGCTCCTGACAGGCCGGGTATTTCTGCTTGCCCACGTTGTGTCTTGGATGGGGGCCGGTGGATGGAATTGATGGCGGATCGGGATGGCTTTTACTGCCAGAGGCATGGTCGGTTCACGGATGCCGAACTCACGCGCAGTCTTGATCTTGCGAGACACGCAAACTTGCTAGCCCGCCCGGACCAATCCAATTCTCTAGAGCTATGCGTTTCCGGCAATGAGGGCACGTCATGAAGTCGCCATTCACGTCATTCCCTAGCGGCTGCGTTGTGTCCTGTCGCGTGGTCAAACCGTTCTCATGCTTTACAGCGCGATACAGGACTTTGTTGCAGCAAGGGCAAGGAACATCCTCAACGGTAGGCATATCCCCTCCTGTTAGCGTTTCTTGGGTGGCTTCTTGGCTTTCTTTTCGACGTGCGGTTTCGGCGGCATGGAGAGCATGCGGCGTAGCACGTCATCCTCGCGCGGCAATGGTTGCGTCGGTTTGTCTTTTTTCATGGGCGATTTAATGGGCGCGTTTGATCGAGAGACCTTGCTGGCAGAGCTGCAAAAAGTCCTGCTTGCTCAGGCTCGTTATACCGGCCCGATATTCGATTGGAATGGCGTCCCTGACTGCGGCCAAGTGTTGCGGGCTAACCCACTCGGGTTTGTTGAACAACATCCAGGCGGCAAAGATGGACTGGATATCGGACATTCGCTCGCCCATATTCCGCAGGGTTTGGATACCGCACAGAATGAATAGCAAGGTACCCACGGGCACAAACTCGGTAACGCCGTCGGGATCGTGGTCCGCGTGTTTGAAGAACATGAAATCTTTGCGCATGAATTCGCGCACTTCCTTGCGGTATTCATCCTTGATGAAGTCGGCGTCAAAGAGCAGGTCTTTGCCGCCGCGCTTCTTGTTCAAGTCGTGGATTATTTGGTACGCCGCCCCGACGAGCGTATGAGTCGAGATTTCATCTTTTTCTTCAAACCAAAGGCCAATGGCGCAATCCAACTGCCGCTTCGCAGCGTCAAGTTTGGAAACCCGATGTTTTTTGACTTCGTCCACTTATGCCCGTTTATCAGAGGCACGGTACATCAGCCGTTTCCCGCTGATGCCTCTGAGGGATTCCGTGGCGCGTTGAGCATCATCCACGCCGAGCGACTGGCGGTTGTTGTACCGGAAGTCAAACTCATTGACGTAGCGTTGCAGGTGTTGCTCGCTGACGTTGTGGAACGTGCCGATAAGGCCGCGCTTGAGGATGGCGAAGTAGCCCTCAACGGTGTTGGTGGTCACATCGCCCCTAGCGTATTCCTTCGCGCCGTGGTGGACGGTTTCATGCTTGGCGAATTCCCACCGCAGTTTGTTGTACGCGCCATGCTCATCGGTATGGATGGCACTCTCGCGCTTCACATGGGCGCGGATGATGGGCTTGAGCGTCGCGCCGTTGACGGTGGTGACGTGGAACGAGCGAGCCTTGCCGCCACGCTCAACGAGCGTGAAGATTTTTTGCTTGTGCTCCATGCCCTGCGTGTGTCGCGTCGCGCCTTTCTTATTGCCCCAGTAGGTTTCGTCAGCCTCAACGACTTTGCCCGAGCCTCCCAGTTGGCCGGTAGGAATGTCGGTCATGGCTTCGCGGATGCGATGGGTTATGAACCACGCAGTTTTGTAGGTCACTCCGAGCATGCGCGAGAGTTGAAGGCTCGAAATGCCTTTCTTGCTCGCGCACATCAGATGATTGGCGTAGAGCCACTTGTGGAGGGGGATCTTGGAACGCTCAAACACGGTGCCAACCGTGACGGTGTATTGCTGGCGGCAGTGGCCGCAAGCGAGCAATCCAGCGCGGACACCCTTCTCAGGATTGGCCTCAATGCGGTGCTGGCGATCCGCGCCGCCGCAGTGCGGACATACCGGGCCTTTCGGCCAACGGATAGCCTCAAGATGCTGGCGAGCCGCTTCTTCGTTAATGAACCGCTTTTCTGTGTGGTCGCTCATTGACTTATCTCCAATAAGCCCATGATCGGCCTTCCTCATGCATTTGTCAAGTATATAGTTCGCCTAGTGGTCGCCGATGCCGCAATGCATCACAGATGGCCGGGAGCGTCGGGAAGTGGACGGTAGCGCGGAAGCTCAGGAAACCGCGCCAGGACAAGCACCCGCAGGAACGGCCCTAGAACCTCGCAGGAAGCGCGTAGGGCGCAAGAAGCTCGGACCTAAGCGCGGAGCCTTAGCTAACGGTAAAGGGCTCCTAGCGCCTCTAGACAACGCCAGCCCGCAAGATGTAATCCGCCGACTGGTAAACGACGAACGCTCCGCAGACATCGCCCAATCCCTCGGCGTCTCACGCTCAGCACTCAACCAATGGCTGCTCGTCACATGCGAGGATGAATGGAAGGCAGCCCAGGTCGCTAGAGCCATCACCCGCAAGGAATCAGCCGAAGAAGAAATAGAGGGCGCAGCCGACCCGTTGTCCCTCGCACGCGCAAGGGAGAAGCTCAAGTCGGCCCAATGGGATCTTGAGCGCATTTGCTCTAGGATATTCGGGCTGAAACCGACGCAAGTCACTGTAAACACGGTGAATGTAGACGCTGGCTTAGTTGGGTCTATTCGCGAGCTTATCGACCGTAAGAGCCAGGCCGAGGATGCGGAGATAGTCGAGGAGCAGTGCAGCAATTCGGCTGATCCTTCGAGTGAAGTCTAGGAGTCTGGCCTAAGTCATTGTCATAGCTTGGTTGGTGCTGTGCGTGAGAACCAACCGCTATTATGTTAAACACATAAGTCTCTGATTTCCATAGCCAGAGGGGGCGGGTAGGGGGGGGTGGCCATCCTTGGACGAGATCGAGGCCCCCGGCTGAACGTGGTCCCCTCCCTGCTTACCTCCCCCCTTGTCCTGTTTCTGTGTCGCCGCCGCAAAAAAATCTGGAAGGTGATCGTCACGTTTGCGATTGTGTTAATCGCTGATGAAGAAGGAATGCGGATGCGGAAGGAGTTACTGGCCTGCTCAAGCGTGGCAGCACGCTAGTTGTCCGATTAACACGTCGCGTTTAGATGCTGCCGTACCGATTAACAAGTCCAATGGGGAAACGCCGCTCGATCAGCCGGTAATCCCGGTAGCAGTGGAAGCTGCTGGCGTTGACGGCCCGGAGAGACGGGCACCGAATGGTAGGACGCGCGCTGCGTACAACGGGTACATGCGTGGCTACATGCAGGTTGCGCGAGCGGTGAGGGCTGGTAGGGCGTGCTGGTGGCCTAGGAGGGTTGCGTAGGGCCGTCACGTTGTCCATTGTTGCTGTGCTGTGCGACCGACAAGCGCGGCGATAAAAAGACTAAGACCGGGCCAGCCGCAGGGACGTACTTTTGCCGAAGCGATCCGTGAACGAAAGGAAGCTGCGGCTTTTTCTTTGCTGGAGGAGCGGTTTCGTCGCTGGTTGACGGCTGGTCCTTCTTACCAGGTGGGTGATTTGGAGCGGCTGAGGGAGTTTCAGCCGGTGCTTAAGCCTGTGCCTGTGTTTGTGCATCTCGCGCTTCTGGAGATGCGAGTGATTTCCGCAGTCCGCAGCGTGGGCCTCTCTTCTTGCTGGCCTTGTTACGGTCAACGGCGACCGTGAATGCGGAACCCCGTGACGCTCGGGAGAGACCGAGGTTTTGATTACTAGGCTGCGCGACTGGTTCCGCCTGCTTCGCCTGCGCCTTCAGGAGAGGCTGTATTGGGCGCGTCGGTAAGAAAGAAGAAAGAAGTAGTCGCTGATCGTCTGCCGGCAGACGTGATTGCCGACACCGGCAAGAAACTTCGCACCCTTCGTATGAAGTCCGCTGCCGAAGTCTGGGACGAGATTGAAATGAAGGGCAGGAAGGAAGGCAACCTGCTCGGGGCGGTGCGGATACTTTGCCAAGCCGACCTCTTCTACATGCTTGTGCGGGCGTGCAAGCGGCAAGACCTTTACCACCCCTGGTTCTACGCTAGGTGCAGGGAGGTCGAAACCTCGCCCAACGGTCACATAGACCTATGGGCGCGGGAGCATGGGAAAGACTTAGCCGACGATACGCCGATGCTCACTGCTAATCGAGGTTGGACGACACACGGCCAGCTCGAAGTAGGAGACGTGGTATTCGCTCCAAGCGGGAAGCAGGTTCGCGTTCTGGCGTTGAGCGAGCGCTATACAACGTCCAAGTGCTACCGAGTGACGTTCCACGATGGGGCCGAGATCGTGGCCGGCGCGGGTCACTTTTGGAAGCTACGAGTCAAGCACAAGCACCGCGTTGCGAATAGCGACTTACGCGAAATCAGGTTTACGGAGGAAGTAGTTACCACGGAGCAGCTTTCTGGTGACTATCGTTGTGATGTCGGGGTGGCTGCTGCGCTGGAGATGCCGGTGGCGCAGAACCTAGAGATAGACCCCTATGTCCTGGGGGCGTGGCTTGGCGACGGAACAGCCACCAAGCCCGTAATTACCTGCGCCGACGCCGACCGGGAATTGATCGAACGTATCAGGTCTAAAGGATGCGTTGTTGTCGAACTGCCGTATGGCCGCCAAAGGAATTGCTCGAATTACGCCATTGATCCGGGGATCAAGGGTAAGCGCGGGACCGGAATGGGCGGCGTGCTTCGCAGGATGGGGCTTTGGAAGAACAAGCACATCCCTGAGAAGTACATGCGCGCCTCAATCCACCAGCGCACCGAATTACTGCGCGGCCTCATGGATACGGATGGTTACTGCAACGACCGGGGCACTGCAGATTTCGTAAATACGAACGAGAGACTTGCGAGACAGGTTTTTGAGTTGGCCGCAGGTTTGGGATTGCGTCCTCGCTTCGCCTACTACGAGAAGATGTATGAAGGCGAGCCGTATCCTGTTTGGCGAGTTTCATTCCAAGCGCACAAGGACCGCAACCCATTTGCCTTGAAGCGCAAGGCTGATAGAGCGATAGACAAGTATCTGCACCGCGATACGCGATTGGTCAGCAAGATAGAACAGATTGAAAGTGTGCCGACGCGCTGCATTCAGGTTGAGGGCGGGATGTACCTCGCCGGCAAAGAGCTGATCCCGACGCACAACAGTTCCATCATCACTTTCGGGCTGACGATTCAGGACATCCTGAAAGACCCGGAAGTGACGGTCGGAATTTTCAGCCATACACGCCCGATCTCCAAGGCGTTCCTCCGTTTAATCATGCGCGAGCTGGAGACGAACGCCACATTAAAGGCGGCGTTTCCCGACATTCTTTGGGAGGACACGCGGCAGGCTCCGAAGTGGTCCGAGGACGACGGGATCATCGTCAAGAGAAAGTCGAACCCAAACGAAGCGACGGTAGAAGCGTGGGGCCTTGTTGATGGCCAGCCGGTTTCCAAGCATTTCCGGGTGCTTCTTTACGACGACGTGGTTGTGCAGGCGTCGGTGACTACACCGGAGATGATCGAAAAGACCATGACCCGTCTCGAGGAAAGTTACAACCTCGGGAAGTTGGGCGGATGCAGGAGATTCGCCGGTACTCGTTGGCACCACGCAGACGCTTACGGGACGATCATCAAGCGCGGTACTGCGATTCCCCGTATCTATCCAGGCAGGGAAGGTGGGACGGAGGACGGCAAGTCAGTCTACTGGCCCGAGGAGGTTCATTTCGAGAAGCGCCGTGACATGGGGCCCTACTCGTATTCGAGCCAAATCCTGATGAACCCCGCCGCTGATACGGCGCAAGGTTTCCGCCGTGAGTGGTTACGTCATTACAAGCGGGTTTCCAACAGCGACAAGTTGAACCGCTATCTTCTGGTGGACGCGGCCTCAAGCAAGAAGAAGGGCTCCGACTACAGCGCGATGATGGTGGTGGGTCTTGGCCCTGACGGCAATTACTACGTGTTGGATATGGTGAGGGACAGGCTGAACCTTGCCGAGCGCTGCCAGCGGGTTTTCGATCTGCATAGGAAGTGGAAACCGCGTGAAGTGAGATACGAGCGCTACGGGATGATGGCCGACATCGAAGCCTTGCAGGGCAAGATGGAGCAGGAGAACTACCGCTTCCAGATTCGAGAAGTTGCAGGCCAAACATCAAAGATCGACCGCATCAAGAGACTTCTTCCTCTTTTCGAGCAGGGGAAGATTTGGCTACCAGAGACGTTGCACGTCACAAATTGGGAGCGCGTGCCGGTAAATCTGGTGCAGACGTTCGTGGAGGAAGAATACGTCGCCTTCCCCCATGCCCTGCACGACGATCAACTAGACGCACTCTCGCGCATCTGCGAGCCGGACTTGAAGATTGTGTTCCCGAAAGAGGAACGCGCCCCAGCACCGCCCCCGCGAAGGAACATCCCTCAAGCCGTGGGGTGGATGGCGTAGGAGTAAGAGATGGCAAAAAGAACAAGAACCGCAGAAGCGGTCGAGAAAACCGAAGCGCAAAAAGCAGACGAAGAGCTGCTGAAGCGCTCGCGCGAGCATCTGAAAGCCTGCATCGACGCCGAGGAGGAGGAAAGGCGTCTGATGAAGGACGACCAGAGGTTTGCAGACCTCGACCAGTGGCCATCCGAAGTCAGGGCTGCGAGGGAGAAAGACCCCAACGGTGCGCGTCCGTGTCTCACATCGGATCATCTCAACCAATACCTGACGCAAATCGTAAACGACGCCAGAAAGGACAAGCCGGGCATCAAGGTCCGTCCGATTGACGATGGAGCAGATGTAAAGACCGCAAGAGTCCTGCAAGAACTGGTGCGGCACATCGAGGATCAGTCCGACGCTCAGATCGCCTACTCAACGGCTATCGAGTCTGCGGCGAAGGTCGGTTTGGGATTTTTCAGGGTAACGACAGATTACGTCGCACCGGATTCATTCGATCAGGAAATCAAGATCGTCCGGGTTCCGAATACCTTTGCCTGCTACCTCGGGTCGCACATTTCCCCTGATGGGTCGGATGCGGAGGAGGGATGGATTTTCGAGGAAATGTCCGTCGCGGACTTCAAGGCGAAGTTTCCGAAGGCGAAAAACTCAAGGGCGGCGTTTGATGACTTACCCGAGGAAGTCGGGACGTTCTGGCGCTCGGAAGAAAAGATCGTCGTCTGTGAATACTTCTATGTGGTCAGGACGCAGGTAGACCTTCTTTTCCTTGTTGATGGCACGACTGTCTTTGCCGATGAGTTCGACGGTCCTGAAGATATGGTTGAGGACCGCCGACCTTCTGCCCGTAAGTCTGTGAAGTGGTGCAAGCACTCCGGGGTGGAGGTTCTTGAGAAAAGAGATTGGGCGGGGAAATACATCCCCATCATCGAGGTAGTCGGGAGAGAGTCGTTCGTTGACGGCAAGAGAAAGCTTTGGGGGTTGGTAAGACCGGCTAAGGATGTTCTGCGGGCTTACAACTACTGGCTATCCACCATTACTGAGAAGGTCGGTCTTGCTCCTAAAGCGCCGTTCATTCTTGCCGAGGGGCAGGCGGAGGGCCATGAGCATGAGTGGGAGCGGGCCAATGTAGAGAACCGCGCCTACCTGACCTACAAGCCGATTGACGTTGCAAATAACGTCGTAGCGGCCCCCAAGAGACAAGAGCCCTCCCAGGTCGAGGCGGGGATGATGGCGATGCTCCCCCTCTTGGAGCGGAACGTCCAAACCGCCTTGGGGATGTTCCGGGCTTCAGTTGGAGAGTCTGAGTCTCAGCAGTCCGGTAGGGCAATTCTTGCTCTGCAAAGGTCATCGGATACGGGGACGTATCACTTCGGGGACAACCAGGCCATCTCCATCAAGCACCTTGGCCGGATTCTTCTCGACCTTGCTCCGAGAATCATCGACACGAAGCGCATCGTTCGTCTTACCGGCGAGGATGGGACCGTAACCACTGCTCAGATCGATCCAGATCAGGAACAAGCGGTTTACGAGTACCAGGTTGGGGATCAGACCAAGACCTCTTACAACCTCGGGGTGGGGAAGTACGACGTGACCGTTACTGTTGGTCCGTCCTACAACACGAAGCGTCAGGAGGCCGCAGAGGCGGCCGTAGAGATGCTCAAGTCCCAGCCCGAGATTCTGAAGATCGCGGGGGATTTGATCTTCAAGTCTATGGACTGGCCGATGGCGGACAAGTTTGCCGAGCGGTTCAAGAGACTTCTTCCCCCTCCGCTGCAAGACCCTGCGGATGGACAGGAGCCCATTCCTCCCCAAGTTGCCGCACAGATGGCGCAGATGCAGGAGGCGGGGCAGCTTCTACAGGCGGAGAACGCCGAGTTGAAGTCAGGTGCCCAGCAAGCCAGAGAAAAAGTGATGGCCGACATGGAGGCGAAGAAGGCCGAGCTTCAGTTGAAGGCACAGGTGCAGGCGCAGGAGCTTCAGCTAGAGAGAGAAAAGGCCCAAGCGAAGATCGAGCTTGAGCGGATGGTTGCCGAGGCGAAGTTGGGACTCCAGCAGCAGGAGCAGCAGTTCCAGATTGAATGCCGTGCGAAGGACGAAGCCGCGAAGCGCGATCAGGAACTACAGGCGAAGGTGAAGGAGGAAGAAGCCCCTCTCCTGCAAAACGCCATGCCGATGTTCGCTCAGACCCTCCAGCAGATGATGCAGGGTTTCCTCCAGACCCTTGAGCGGATCGAGGCGAAGCAGTCCGAGGGGATGGTTGCTATAGCTCAAGCGGTGAGCCAGCCCAAGAAGATCGGCGGGATTCAGCGTGACGAAGCTGGCAGGTTGATCGGCGCTAGTGTCGTCCCGGCGACGGTGCAGTAATGGCTCTAAGCGTAGTCCACAGCACCACGCCTGACGGCACGTTCTCGGGGGACGGAGAAATAGCCTGGACGGCGGAACACACCCTTAACGGTACGGTGTCTACATCACAGATTGCCGATGATGCCGTTACCTATGCCAAGCTGCAGAACGTAAGCGCTACGGACAAGGTACTAGGCCGGTCTAGCTCCGGGGCGGGTGATGTTGAGGAGATCGCCTGCACTTCTGCAGGCAGGGCGTTGCTTGACGACGCCAATGCTGCCGCTCAGAGGACGACGCTAGGTGTAGGTCCGACAGTCCCCGGTGGGGTTTTCATGACCGGGTGCAAGTACGTTCTGGTGCGTGGTGGCGGGCTTGCTACCGGCGACAACGATCTTGTGTTGTCTGGTGGTGGCGCTGCGACGGTTCCTACGGGTAAGCGTTGGCTTGTTGGAGTCTACTTTGGCTATAACGATTCTGCCGGAACGATAGCGTTTTACCCGACCGTCAAGATCAGCGGGACGTATTACCGGCTCGCCTCTACTGCAACCGTTGGAACGGCGGCCGCCTCAACCAGCACGGTTGGGTACATCGCAGAGGCAGGAGAAACATTAGCGGTTAACGTAGCGACCACCAACGGGCTAAACGTCATTGTTTGGGTAGTCGAGTTCGACAGCACCATCTCTGTTAAGAGCGCGAAGTTACTCAGCTTGGCGACGGGCGATAACACCGTTTACACCGCCCCCGCTAACACGAACGCAATGATCATAGGCAATACGTTCGCGGTTGGCGGGGTGAATTTGGCGGCACTGTCCTACGTGAATAGCTCCGGGGGCACAAGAACAATTCGGTGGCATGTGGTGCCGAGCGGATCGGCAGTAGCGGCGGCACACCGCATTACCGCCACTATCTCCGTAACCAACCTTACTCGAAACTCAAACGCCACTATAGCCACACTAAATTCCGGCGACTTCATCAACCTGAACACGGACGCGAACACCGCTACTCAAATCGCGTGGGTGAACGTGATGGAGATTCCGAATTAGCGGGAGGTTCTTCGGGGGGAAGTTTTTTGGCGGCGGGTTCTTCGGCTCAATATCCGGCGATGGGTCAGGCTTTGCCAATCTAGGGACGCTCAGAACCAAGGACGATATTCGGGAGGCCCGAGAGAAGTTCGGGGTCATCCCAAAGGTAGCAAAGGTCATCTCGCAGGTTGCCGCCCAGCAAGCCGACCTACTAAGCCTAGACGAGCAGCAGAGGCTTGAGCACTTGGAGAGGGAGCTTGAGCTACAGGGGATTGAGTTTGAGGCTCAGTACCTAGACCTCCTGAACATGATGCGGGAGCGGCTGATAGCGACGGAGATAGGCCGAAGGCTTAAGGAATTGCAGTTGTTGGAGGAGGAAACCGTCCTGCTTTTGCTGGTGGCGGCGAGCATTTGACTTAGGCCATCACGTCTGAAAGTGTAGCACCCCAAACAGCCCGCTAAGAGGCTGGAAAAGACATCCGCGCCGCAAGGCGAAGGAGACGAAGGAATGGCAACAGCCCGCACCGCGACCATCGCGGAGCTTGTACCTGTAAAGACCTCCACCGATGCATCCGGTCTGAAAGAGGCGACCCGCGCCGTTCACACCGAGACTCTATACAAGGTGGTGGACGTAGCGGACAACTCCACGACCGTCTACGACGGCCCGGCACTCCTCTTCGGCGTCTACGTGAACACCGTTCTTTCGGCGCATACCTGCCCGATTCAGGACTCGTCTACGGACGTAATCACGCTGCCCGCATCTCTTGCTGCCGGGACGAATCTTTCGTTCCCCGGCATCCGTTTTGAAACGTCGTTGATCGTGAACCCCAACGACTCCGGTACGGGATCAATCACTGTGGCGTACCGCCCAATCTGATGTACGACCGCGAGTACCACAAGGCTTATGCGGCTAGGAATAGGGAATCTATTCTCGCCAAGCATAAGGCGTACTACGCGGCCAACAGGGAGGCGATAAGGGCAAAGCAAAAGGCGTACAGAGACGCCAACAAGGATCGCATCAACAAGAAAGAACTTGAGCGCATTCGTCTTAACCCGGAACAGAAGCGCCGCTCGAATGCCGCCTACAGAGCGGCGAATAAGGAAAAACGGGCTGCGTGGGTGAAGGAGAACGCAGCGCTATTTCGTCACTACACATCGCGTCGTAAGGCCGCGAAACGCCAAGCCACTCCCGCGTGGGCCAATCAGTTCTTCATCGAAGAGGCTTACCGGCTTGCCGATCTAAGAACAAAGATGACCGGAATTGATTGGCACGTTGACCACATCGTACCGCTCATCTCGCCGCTTGTTTGTGGGCTCCACGTGGAACACAACCTCCGTGTCATCCCTGGCGTGGAGAACCTTAGGAAGAACAACAAGCATTGGCCGGATATGCCGACCGATGCTCCCTCCGTAGCGAGTGCGGATCACTCGTGCAACATTGCAAGGATGCAATGACTGAAGCTGTAGCCGAAGTAGCAACCACCGCCGTACCTGCGGCGGTAGTGGCGAATGCCACTCCAGCGAGCGAGACGCCCGCGCCTGTCGTTGAAACATCAACGCCTGCAGGCGAGACGCCTGACAAACCTGTCGTCGCCGATGACCGAGAAAAGGCTGAGGCCCGACAGAGACGAAGGATAAACACGGCTTACCGGAAGGCAGCAGAAGCAAGAGCAGAAGCAGACCTACTAAGGCGTCAGATCGAGGAATTGCGCTCGCAAAGCAAGCCCTCGCCTGATCCTAACGAGCCGAAGCTGGAGCAGTTCTCCGACATCGAGGAGTTCGCTAAAGCCAAGGCTGAGTACGCGGTCAAGCAGGCCAAGACCAAAGAGGAAACGGAGCGTTCCGCCCAGCAGCAGAGAAAGTTCGTACAGGACTTGACTGCATCTTGGGAGGAAAAGGTTGAGAAGTTTGCGGCGGAAGCCGAGGACTTCGATTCCGTTGTCGGGGAGCTTAAACCCGTCAACGCTCTAGTCGTGGCGATCATGGACGAGGACAACGGCCCGCAAGTGGCCTACCACCTTGCCAAGAACCCCGACGAGGCGCGGCGCATCGCCGGTCTCAATACTCTGCGGCAGGCCAAGGAGATCGCGCGTCTCGCTGCGAAGCTATCCGCTGAACCGCCGAAGCCAAAGAAACCCTCCAGTGCTCCGGCTCCGATTACTCCGGTCCAGGGAGCCGCAGCGGCTAACACCGCTACGGAAATCAAGGACGGAATGGACTTCAAGGATTTCGTGAAGATCAGGAATCGACAGCTCGGGAGGACTCGCTAACAAGAATAAAAAGAGAGTTCAAACGTGAGCAACACGAATCTTACGATTGACATGATCACCAATGAGGTCATGCGGATCGCACACGAAGAGTTGTCCTTCATTGGGACCATTGACCGCCAGTTCGATTCGAGCTTCGGTCAGTCTGGAGCGAAGCACGGCAACACCCTGCGTATCCGTCTGCCCGAGCAGTATTCGGTGACGACTGGCCGAGCAATCGAAGTGCAGGACTCGACGGAAGTTTCCACGACGCTGACGATGGCGACGCAGAAGCACGTTGCCATGCGCTTCAACTCGGCGGAACTGTTCACCGACATTGACGACTTCTCCAAGCGCAAGATCGCGCCTGCCGTGAAGGTGCTTGTGTCGGACATCGAGAACGATGTTCTGCAGGGTTGCACGAAAGCGGTGGCTCGCGTTGCCGGTACTGCCGGGACGGCGATCACCAACCTTTCGGTGCCGGGTCTTGCCCGCGCGAAGCTCAACCAGGCGCTTGCGCCGAAAACCGACCGGTACATTCAGATGGACTCGGTGACGATGGCGCATCTCGTCAACGGCCTGTCGGGTCTGTTTCAGGATTCTGGCCAGCTCAAGACGCAGTACCGCGAGGGTTTCGTGGGTCGTACCGCGATGGCCGACTACTACGAGAACGAGCGCGTCTGGACGATGCCGAATAGCGCTGACGTGGCTGGCTCGCTGGACACGTACACCATCACCAACGGCGACGAGGATCTGACGGTTACGGGCTTCTCGACCGCTCCGGTTGAGGGCATGGTGTTCACCATCGCCGACCTGTACGAAGTCCACCCCGAGACGAAGGCCGCGTTCCCGCACCTGATGCAGTTCACGGTGACTTCGGGCTCCACGACCACCGATCTGAACTTCTCGCCCCCGATCTACATCTCGGGTGCGCGGAGGAACGTCGGCACGTCGACTGGTGCGGCGATCACTGCGTCTAACTACACGACGAAGGCCGTTACGTTCGTCGGTTCTACGAGCACGAACTACGTGCAGCCGATCATGTACCAGAAGGAGGCGTTCACGTTCGTTACGGGTGAGCTTCCGCTGATGGCTGGTGCGGACAAGTGCGTTCGCAAGACCGTCGAGGGTCTTTCGCTGCGTGTCTGGACTGATTCTGACATTCGCAACGACGAGCAGATTACGAGAATTGACGTGCTCTACGGTTACAAGGCAGTTCGACCGGAATGGGCGTGCCGAATGATCGGGTCCGCTTCGTAAGCCATAACAACAAGGAGAAAAACAAATGGCTACCTACGAAAAAGTCACCTACGACAGCCCGGATGGCGCGCAGATCGGCAAGGACGCGAGCGAACTGATCGCGTTTCACGGCGCAACGCCGGTCGATCAGTACGCTGCTGTTTCAACCCTGACTCTTACGACGGTTCTTTCGTCGGGTTTTGGCTTCCAGACCTCCGCTGGTTTCAACGCGGCGGTGTCGGCCATCAACTCGATCATCGACCTTCTGAAAGAGAAGGGGTTGATGGCGTCGTCGTAATCCCCTGACCAGACCCCGGCCTTCGGGCCGGGGCATAACAAGGAGAAGAACATGGCAGGAAATTTTGTCGGGGTTGCGACGGACGAGCCGGATATCAACGGCGGGACTATCGACAACGCGGTAATCGGTGGGACTACGGCTGCGGCTGGGACGTTTACCACGCTGACCGCTACCGGGAAGTTTGGAGCGAACGGCAAGACGGCGGTTTCTGCGGCGGCGACTGTGGCGATCATCTCCACGGTTGCGCAGAACTCTGGCTTCGGGTTCTCGACCTCGGCGCAGTTGATTGCGGCGCAGGCGGCGATTAACTCGATTCTGGCGTGTCTGAAGAACGCCGGGCTGATGGCCGAGTAGTGGGAAAGCGAAAGCTGCACCTGGTTCCGGGCGGGTGCGTGCCTATGGACACGATGTACCGGAACGTGGCTCTCTGCAAGGCGAGGGGGTTGCCTGTAGCCGGATGGCAGTCCGACAGGCCGATCCTCGCTGTAGTTGGTGGCGGGAAGTCAGCGGCGCAAAACATCGAAGTCCTGAAAAACTGGAAGGGCGACATTTGGGCCTGCGGGAGCGTCTACCAATGGCTGGAAAGCCTTGGGATTCTCTCTACGGTGTTCTGTGTTGACCCTCAACCCTGTCTCGCGGGGATGGTGAAGGGCGCTTCTAAAGCCCTCCTGGCCTCGAATTGCGACCCTTCTGCTTTTGATGTTCTGAAAGAGGCTGGGGCGTATGTCGAGACGTTCGATCTGGCGAACGAGAACGTCGGGGTGCATCACGGCCCTACGACTGCTTCGGCTGCGTTCGATTTGTCGGTGAAGATGGGCTATCTCGACGTGACGTTCTTCGGGTTCGATTCGAGCTACGACGAGGGCCCGGTGGAGGAGATGCCGGAGAGATTCAATGTCTCTCCGAGGACTCATGCTTTCAAGACCGAGCCGGAACCCAACATGGTCAGGATCGTGACCAACGGGAAGGCTTTTATTACGTCGGCTGAGTTTTTCATGCAGGCGCAATGGATGGCTGAGCTTTTCAAGACTTTGCCATCTGTCTTTAAGAACCGAAGTGGCGGGTTGCTCGCGGCGATGATTGCTGACGACGACTACGACTGCACGCATATCTCTACGAAACTGGCAGAGCATGTGCAGCCGATTCAGGAGGCCGCGTAGATGGCTAATGAACTATCTCTTTCCGGGCTGACGGTTGCGTTTTCCAAGTCCGGTTCTCCCTCGGTGAACTTCACGGCGGGGACGGTGAACATCACTGTCTCGGGCGCTCAGATTGCCGATTTCGTCCAGAACGTCGGGACTTCTGAGGAGGCTATCAGCCTCGGGGACGTTGCTACTGGCGGGGTCTGGTTCGTGCAGAACTTGGATTCGAGCAACTTTGTCGAGCTGAGAAGCGGCACCGGGGCGACGGACTTTATCCGGCTAAACGCTGGTGAGTGGGCGATCTTCAGGACGAGTGCGGATGCTTCGGCTCCGTATGCGATTGCCAACACCGGGGCAGTCAATGTTCGCTTTGTGATGTTCGACGCCTGATGGCTGCGGTAACGGCTCGGACGATGATCCTCTCGGCCCTGCGGAAGCTGGGCCTGAAGGCTCCGGGGGACACGCTGACCTCTGCGGAGGAGACTGCGCATCTCGGGGATATCAATGCCTTCATGGACTCGTTAGGTATTGAGAGGCTGATGGTTCCATACATCACCGAGGACAGCCTTTCCCTCACATCGTCGGACGGGGTTTACACGATAGGGCCTGGTGCGGACTTCAACACCGTAAGACCGTTGAGGATCGAGCAGGCGTGGATTCGTGATTCGGACGACGCCGATACGCCGGTCGAAGTGTTCAACGACAAGGCATATAACTCCATCCCCCTAAAGACGGTGGACGGGTCTTATCCCTCCTACCTCTATTACGACAGCGGGTTTCAGTACAGGGGGCAGGGATTGACTGGTGCAGGAGTGGGGTGGGGCACGATCAAGCTCTATCCAGAGCCGGGTAGCGGGCTCACGCTCTACATAACGAGCCTCAAGCCTCTGCAGCAGTTCGGGACGCTGGACGTTCCGATTCAGCTACCTCCGGGGTATCAGAGGTTCATCGAGCACAACCTGGCTTTGGAATTGGCCGGGGATATGCCTATCCCTGCGGTGGTGGTTGATATTGCGAAGAAGTCTAAGGCGGCGATCAAGAGCTTCAATCTTCCTGGCGTGTTTCTGAGGCTCGACGCTGGGATTGTGAGTTCAGTTCATCGCGGAAGCATCCTGACGGGACCGTGAGCCCTCTCGACAAGCCCAACGTCACCATTCCCCTTGCGATGTCGTACAACACGCGGGGCTTTGCTGCTGCCGCCGCGAACGCCATGACCAATGCGATAGATCAGCGCAAGATCAACTGCGTCTATGAGCCTATTGCGAACCAAGCTACGGGCAAGAAAACGCTGTATCTGGCGAAAAGACCTGGGCTATCCAAACTAAGCAGCGACTTTGGCTTGTCGGCGTCAGACAAGGCTTGGCTGGTAACTGATTTCAAACTACCGAGCACGGGGCCTTTTGTCTGGATTTTCTTTACCAACGGCACGACGCAGAGCGCCAGCAATGGATCGTCGCACCCGACCATCGTTACCGCATCTCTGCAACCGATTTACGTCACCAAAACCAGCCTGAGCGGCTTGGGGTATGTAGTGGTGCAGTACGTCAATTCATCCGGCGTGCAGCGGGTGTTCTTCGCCGCCATGAGCGACATAACGACGTGGACGGAGATTACTGATTCCGATTTTTCGGCGTCTACGGCGGTGGGGATGATGGCGCACAGGGATGGTTTCGCGCACATCCTTGGGACCGACAATAAGATCAGAAGCTCGGATTTGAATAGCCTTTCAGCGTGGTCTGCTACGTCGTTTATTTCTAGGGCCGTTGTAGAGGATCAGGCTTGCGGCCTCATACAGCACGACAGGATTACGCTCGCGTTTGGGGCAGAGACAGTGGAGGGGTTCCAGAACGCAGGGAATACAACGGGGAGCCCGCTTTCAAGGAACGGGATTACTGCGCGCATCGGTCTTGGCGGGCCGCACGTTTCAAGCGGGGCAGGGTATGCCACCGGGACACGCCACTACAGCGCTGCCTTGGGGTCTAGGACTTATTTCATTGGCGCGGAAGCCGGCAGGGATTACGAAGCATCTCTGTATGCGTTCAACGGGCAGACCTTTGAGAATGTTTCAACACCGGCTATCAGAAAGATACTGTCTGCCGGACCGACTGCTGGAACGGAGCCGTATCATGTGTCGGCGTTCAGTTTCTACGGCCAAGACGCCATAGGAATAGCTCTGGATGTTCCCACCGCTACTACTCAGCGGTGGCTAGTATTCAACCCGTCGTGGAACGAATGGTTTGAATGGCAATCGACTGAGGTTCAGCCTGTTTGCTCTGGCGGGTATTTCATCGGTGCGCACAACGGGAACGGCCCGAGGAAACTTCACCGTTTCCAGAACGACGGCACTGAAAAATGGGTGGATGGGGCAAGCACCGCCTACACCATGACGGCTCAGTTCAAGCTGCCGAAGGGAGATAACGCTAGACAGCGGATGCCGTGGTGCGGGGTTGTTGGAGATTCTGCCTCCTCGGCATCGAGTGTTGTTGGTGTTTCGTTCAGCGACGACGATTACCCCACGTTTTCAACTGCTAGGGACATAGACATGTCGCAGCGCAAGAAGCATATCTATCGCTGCGGGTCTTATCGTGATCGTGCGGTCAGACTGACGCACTCCCATGCTTCGGCGTGCAGGCTTGAGAAGTTCATTGCGAGGATTGAATGATCCTCGACAAAACGACGCTCAAACTGGAGGCCGTGCTTGCCGGCGCGATTTCGGCCAACCAGCCCGAGGCTACCGTCACCTATGTGACGTGGAACAACGATGGCGTTCCTACTAAGCCGGGGACGTTCAGGGCCGCGCTCAATAGCACGACCGATGTAACGATCCTTGCCGCTCCAGGCCAGCAGGGATGGGTCTTGGAACCAATCAGTATTGCGATCTATAACAAGGACACAGCATCTGTGACGGTGATCGTCAAGACAGACGACGGCACGGAGAGGATTCTGGTGAGGCAAACGCTGGCGACTCTTGAGTCCCTTTGCTGGGACAAAGGCGTTGGCTGGTACGTGATGGGCAATGCCTCTTAATCATTCTCTAGCTACTACGAACCGCAGGGGGCTTCTAAGGAAGCTCTCGGGGACGACTACGGATGTTCTGCGTGGGGATGGGACTTGGACATCCGACCCTACGTTTACCACTGCTCTTATCTCGGCCAATTCGGCTGGCAATGCTTTCGAGGTAAGGCAGACCGGGGCGGGGAATGCGATTGTCGTTGAGGACTCGACAAACCCTGACGCTACGCCATTCGTGGTAGATGCGAGCGGCAGGATTATCCGGGGGCATACCGAGGCGATTACGACCTTCAGTGCCTCGGGGGATACGCCGTCTACTCAGTTCATCGGCAACGCGGTGGGGACGAGCGGGGCGATTGGAATTGCGTTCTTCAACAACACCGCTGGCAACCCGGCCAAGATTTTTGCGGCGCGCTCCAAGGCAGGGGTTATCGGAACATACACAGCCGTTGCGAACAACGACGAGTTGCTGTTCATAGACGTTCAGGGCTCGGACGGAACCGATTTTGCGGTAGCGGCGAGGATCACGTTCACCGCTGACGGGACGGTTGGGGCGAATCAGGTGCCCGGAAGAATTACCTTCTCCACGGCGAATTCCAGCGGCACGCTGACGGCTAGGGCGCAGATCAAGAACACCGGGAGCGTCATCCTGAACGCTTCTGGCAGCGCTTTAGCGACGACGGCGACGGATGGGTTCACCTACGTTCCAAGCTGCGCTGGAACCCCTACAGGCGTTCCTACGGCTGTTACGGGGGCCATCCCTATCGTCGTGGATAGCACGAATTCGAAGTTGTATTTTTATAGCAACGGAGCTTGGCGCGATGCAGGCCCATAACGACGGTCGGTTCAAGCCCGGTTTTACGCCGTGGAACAAGGGGCGCACTCGCGCCACCGACCCTACTCTGGACAACATTGCAAAGCGCAAGGAGGGGAAGAAGCGCCCGAACCTTTCTGGCCCATTGCATTGGAACTGGAAGGGGGGCAAGACCACCGAGGCGATGCGTATTCGCAATTCGATGGAATATGCGCAATGGCGTGCTGCTGTATTGACCAATGGTGGCCACAAGTGCGCGCTATGCGGATCAACAGAGAAATTAGAGGCCGATCACATCAAGGCGTTCGCGGAATATCCAGAGTTGAGGCTTGATGTAAGTAATGGACGAGCGTTGTGCGCCAAGTGCCACAGGCGGCAAAAGTGGGCTACGCGGAAACGCACGTTCACTGCTGAACACCGTGCCGCGCTTGCCGAAGCCCAGCGGCGTCGCTGGCTTGACCCCACTAAAAGGCCGCGCAGAGGAGGCAATGGTGCTCCGTAGCTCCATCCTGATCCTGCTTATGGGTTGCACCTACGGCGGGGAGATGGTCAAGGTTGCGGAGCCTCAGACCGTGGCTGTGACGTGGGAGAGAAGGGCACCGGATTCTTGCGGGATGCCGCCGCTCGTCACGGTGCTTGCCTGCACCTTCCCGTCGCGGGATTGGTCAATGTGCCGGATCGTGGCCCCAGAGGGAACGAGCGACGCGGTGTTGGGTCATGAGATGAGGCATTGCTTTGGGTGGGTACATGAATAAGAAAGGGCGCTAGATGCCTTGGTTATCAGAGGTTATTCCTAACTTCCACGCTCTTGAGCAGGGGGATGTGTTCTTGCCCGATGACCACCCGAGGATATTAGAGGCTCGGGGGCAGACGCCTGCTGCCACGTCGCTAGTACCCGCACAGCCGACTCTCGCGGCGGTTCTGGCTGACCCCTCGAATGCGTGGCAGAACAGCAACTCGCGGGACTTCGGAAGCGGTCCGGTGCAGTCATTCATCACCACCAGCGGCGACGATGCCGGGAATGTCGGCGGGTACTACGTTGGCGATCCGTCGAACCAGATTCAGAACTACGACCCGGCGACTAACACCTATACGCAGGCTGTATCGACCCCGGATCAGAAGCAGGCGCGGCAGCGGTTCAACCTTGATGGGACGCCTGCTGGGCCGGTGGAGTATGCGTGGCACAACCCGTTGGTCGGATTTGACGGGGTATCTGGCGGGGGTGTAAACGAGCGTGGTAACGTACAGTGGTCGGCTGTCTCCCCTGGGAGCGGGTGGGACAGGATGACCATCCATACGAGTGACCTAATGGACCCCGGATTAGCGCTGGCGCTTGGTCTTGCTGGTGGTTTTGCTACCGGCTTCGGTGGGCTTGTGAGTCCCGACGCGAGTTCGCTTGCTGGTGCTGGAGACATGTTCGGGTCGGGGAGCGCGTACAACGCCGGGGTTGAGACGTTGGGTACGGGCACCGCTGGCGGCGTGGCCGGTGGCGTAGACACCACGTTCCTCGACAACCCCTACCCAGTCAACGACGGAACCGTAATTCCAGACCCCAACTACACTTCGCCCGCTGGTGACGTTTACCTCCCCTCCGGTCCTAACGGCACGCTGCAAGCGGCCACCACTGTAGCGAGCACCGCCGCTACTGCTGGAGGCGGCGGAACAGGAACGACTACCACCACCACCGGCGGAACGACCACCGGGGGCACGACTACCGGGACAACTGCGGGCTCGGCGCTCCAGAGGATTCTTGAGGGCAAGGACACCGCTGCGGACTGGCTGGAGGTCGCGGGCAAGATCGCGCCGGGCATCGCAGGAGCCATCGGCTCTCAGGACTTGGCGAACAGCCTAGAGAACATCGCCACGCAATCTAGGACGGACAGGCTTCCCTTCCTCAATACCGCGACGAACTGGCTCAACAACCCCAACGCCTACTTTGAAGGGCCGGGTAAGCAGTCATTCGACGCGACACTCAGAGCTCTATCGGTCAACGGCAACCCGTTTGGGAACGCTACCTCCCTTGGTATCGCAACCGACGCGGGGATGAAGAACTGGCAGAACGCGGTTACTGGCTTCGGGAATCTAGGTCTGTCGGGTGAGGACTCGCGCAATGCGGTGATGAGCAATGCCGCGCAGGCTGGTTCTGGAGTGTGGGGCGGACTAGGCGATGCTGCCGCGTCCGTTCTTACCAAGCCAAAGACTCTCTCAGAAATGCTCGGTGAGCTTGGTAAAGCCACCGGGGGGAAGTGGAGCTGGTCGCCACCGTAACAGCAGCACCTTAATAACAAGAGGGCAAAAGCCCCATGCCGCACAACAATAGTTACATCCCGTTCCTCAGTGAATACCGGGCGCGGGAGCAGCAAATCCAGCAACAGCCCATGCGCGATCTACAGCAGGCGCAGGGGTTAATGTCTATCATCGGGGCGGTGCAGGCGCAGCAGGAGAAGCAGAGGCTTCTAGGGCAAGAGCAGGCTTTCAGGGCGGAACTAGCGGCGCTAGGCCCTCAAGCCACTGACGAGCAGGTTGCTGCGGTAGCAAGCAAGTACGCCCCGGCCAAGGACGTTCTCCACTATCGGCAGCAGGCGGCCACGGCGAAGGCCAAGCGCGATGAGGAGGCCCGCCGCCGTGAGGAGATCAGCGATGCGGTGCGCGGCTTGCACGGCACTCCAGCCGCGACTGCGCCGCAGGAAGTAGGCGAGGGGCATCCTGTAGCGATTGCCGGTGATCCTGGCAAAGTCATCCCATCAGGGCCGATGGTTCAGGATGACCCGAAAGCTGCGAAGCGCGCCCACCTTGTACGGCTCTCCGAAATCTACGCTGACAATCCTGCCATGCAGCGGCTCGTTGCCGGTGAGATGGCGAAGCTAGACGAGCCTGCAAAGCCAGCTCCGCAGCGTAGACGCGCAGTAGGAGATCAGGAGATATTCGAGGAGTTCAAGGATGGCAAGTGGACGGAGGTTAGCCGGGGGCCACGGTTTGCGAGGCAGATTGCGCCGGTAGCCCAAGGCGGGTACGCACAGCAAGGCGCTCTTGACCCCGAGAAGGACAAGGAAGCGATCCGAGACCTTGCTGTTCAATCGCTCTACGATCCAAACTCCCTAGCCGGATATCGGCGCGACACAAAGACGATGGGGCACATCCAGCGTGCTCGCGTTGCGGTAATGAAGGAGCTTGGGATTACCTCCGAGGACGTGGTTTCTGGCAGGGCTGGATTCAAAGCCGACACGAAGTCTCTGGAGAAGATCACGCCGCAGTACGACGCCATCACGGCGTTTGAAAAGACAGCCATTCGGAACGGCAAGATTCTGCAGGAGCTTGCGGACAAGGTTGATACGACCGGCGTGCCGGTGGTGGAGCGGTGGGTCAGGGCGGGGCGGAAGGCCGTTGCTGGCGATCCAGATGTCGCCAAGTTCCACGCGCAGATGAACCTGTTTAGGGCGGAAGCGGCGCGGATTCTTACCCAGCCCAATCTTTCGGGCGTCCTCACGGACACGGCCCGCAAGGAAATGGAGCATGTCCTTGGGGATAACGCATCGGCCCAGCAGGTGCGTCAGGTGGTTGATCTTCTGGAGCGTGACTTCAACAACCGGAAGGAAACGCTTGAGGAGCAGATCGCGGCGATTCGTGCCCGCATGGGTAAGCGTGTCGCCCCCGGCTCTCCTGGACTGCCAGAACAGAAACCACCGTCGCCAACTGGGAGCGGATGGAGCGATGAAAAAGAACGCCGCTACCAAGAATTGCTGAAGAAACGTGGCTCTTAGCGAACAAGAGGAGTTTGAGCTTCTTTCCCTAGAACGGGAAAGGGCGATGGGGGCTGGTCCCAAGCCGACCCCATTTGTCCCCAGCGGTAGCAAGCCGCAGATGGGGCCTCTAGACGTTGCCGGGAAGGTCGCAGGAGCGATTGCCGACAAGGCGCATACCGCCGTACCACTGCCGTTCCGCCTCGCCCAACCGGTCGCCAAAGCGGCTGGCGAGAAACTAGAGAAGGTGGCTTACGACGCAGGTGGGGCGGTAACTGACGCGACCGGCTCGCCGGGGGCCGGATTTGCCGCCAACGTGGCCGTACAAGCCGCCCCTACGATATTGACGGGGGTGGGCACTTCAGCGGCCCTTGCTCCCAAGTTTGAGGCTCTTGCTCAACGTCTGATGCAGAGCGCCGTAAAGCCCACCAAGTACGACCAAAGGACGGGGGCTGCGGCAAAGGCAATAGACACGATGCTTGAGGAGGGCATCAACGTCTCGGCCGGTGGGATGCAAAAGCTACGGGCGGAAATCGACCGACTGAACGAGGCGATCAAGGTTTCTCTCCAGAACCATCCGGGGACGATTGAGCAGCGCAACGTGGTCAAGGTTCTTGATGATCTGGCGGAGAAGTTCAAAAAACAGGTCAACCCGCAATCCGACCTTGCGGCAATACGCAAAGCCGCAGATGACTTCCTGAACCATCCATCTACCAAGACGCTCTCCGAAATGCCTATCCAGATGGCGCAGGAGATGAAGCAGGGCACCTACAGGGCGTTAGGGAATAAAGCCTACGGGGAGCTAAAGGGTGCCGAAATCGAGGCGCAGAAAGCCTTGGCCCGAGGTCTTAAGGATGAAATCGCCAAGGCCGCTCCTGGCATCGAGAACCTGAACGCAGCGGAATCCAGGCTCTTGAACGCCTTGAAGGTGGTAGAGCCTCGGGTGCAGATGAGCGCTAACAAGAATCCTGTGGGCCTTGGGATTCTCACGGCTGAACCGGAAAACCTTGGAAGGCTCGCGTGGTGGCTGGCTGACAGAAGCCCGCTGATGACTTCCCTCGCGGCGCGAGGCGTGAACGCTGGATCAAGAGCCATTCCTTTCGCCCTTGGGGCTGGCGCCGCTGGTGCTGGTATGTCCCCCACTGGCCGCATGACCTTAGCAGACATCATCGCCAAATCCAGCCAATGACCAACAACAAGAGACATACTAAATGTCCGCCAATCAGGAACAGCTCAAGCACGTTGCCGACGCGCTCTCGGTAAGCACGGCAATCGCAACCGTCGCTGGGTGGCTTCCTGCCATCGCGGCGCTCTTTACGATCATCTGGACCGGCATCCGTATTTGGGAAACAGAAACCGTGAAGCGGTGGACGGGTCGCGCGTGAGCGAAGTCGTAATCCTCCCCGAGATGGTCAAGCAGGGTGTCCTAGCTTGGCAGGAGTCCGAAATCCGTGAGTTGGGCGTAGAGGAAACGGTAGTCGAAATCTACATGGCGATGTTCGGTGCTCTCTTGTTAGCGAGAGAGAGGGCCGGGGAGCCGGTTCACTAGATGAAGCGCCCGACAAGAATAAAAATCCTCGGGAAGGTCTACAAGGTAAGGGTAGTCACCGAGCGGGCGCAGGGGTTTGAAGATGGTGACTACGGGGAGTGCGACAACGACAAGCACGTTATCTCCATCCTTGCTGGTAGGTCTTTAGGCAACGATCAAGACACGTTGCTCCATGAATGCATACATGCCATCTGCTTTCAGATGGGCGTGGATGGGGCGATCAACAAGCGCGGCACCGAGGAACAGTGGGTGCAGGGGCTCGCAACGGGACTCCTGGCAGTCATGAAGGAAAATCCCTCGCTCGTCCGCTATCTGAGGGCTAAGACGTGAAGCGCAAGCCTAATCAGGTAACGCTGGCGGAAGAAAAGCGCAGGCTCAAGGCTTTCGAGGACAGCAGATCTCCCCTGCATCCTACGGGCTCAGTGACCAAAGCGGCGCAATCTCTCGGCATGTCCCCCGGCACGCTTTCCCGGTGGCTCCTGTCTCACGGCAGACGGACCTACCGAAAGCCGCTTCTCTCCCAGCAGGATTGCATAGACGGGTTGAAGAAGTGGATCGCGGACCACAAAGCGCTTCCTTCTCGGGAGAACTTCTACAAGCACAGTTCCGTTGGGTCTAAGTGGAAAACCCATTGGGCTACGTGGACGGAGTTCCTGCAGGCCGCTGGAGTCATTGGCGACGAGTCGAAGATTCTCCTGCTGGACATAGAGACTGCGCCTAACAGGGCTTACTTCTGGGGTGCTGTTTACAAGCAGAACATCAACCCCGACTTCATCGATGCCAACGGACACGTCCTTTGCTGGACGGCGAAGTGGTTAGGGAGCAAGGAAGTCATCTTCCACCGGCTGACCGACAAGAACCACAGGAAGCTTCTCCAGCCGATGCAGAAGCTTCTCTCGGAAGCTCACGCGGTAGTCCACTACAACGGGCAGAAGTTCGACATCCCAACGCTCAACAAGGAATTTCTCGTCCACGGGCTGAAACCACCCTCGCCTTACAAGCAAGTCGATCTGCTGAAAACCATGTGGCAGACGTTCCTCTTTCCCTCGAACAAGCTCGACTACATCTGCAAGACGCTGGAGATCGGCGGGAAGCTAAGGCACGAAGGGCCTGAGTTATGGCTTGAGTGCATGAGGGACAACGCGGAGGCATGGGCGAAGATGGAAGCCTACAACCGCCGCGACGTTGAACTGCTGGAGCAGCTTTACAAAAGACTTCTCCCTTGGATCAAGGGCCATCCCAACAGGGGGGCGAGCAACAACGATCCTGTGTGTCCCTCTTGCGGGTCGTTTGATTACGTGAGGGACGGGGACCACCGGGCGCAAGTGCTGAAGTACCAGCGCTATCAGTGTTCCGACTGCGGTACGTGGTTCAGGAGCAATCGTTCGATAACGCCAAGGCTACAGCCTGGGCAGCAAAGGTTCGTGGCGGCGGTATGAGCACCCTGAATGACATTTACGTCAATGAGCGCTGCGTGGAGTTACGCAAATTAGGCGACGCGCTGCAGGTTTACATGCGCGATGGCCGGTTGAGCGAACTGGCGAGGACGGTTGCGCGGATCAACAAGGTTTCGGAAGAGCTGATTCACCGAATACACGATTTGCAGTCACGACAAGAAGAGGTAGCGCCATGAACAGGTGGAACGTAGGGATGTTGCTGCTGGTGGTCGTGCTAATGGTTGGAACGATCGTTCTATATTCGGGAACGGCGAATGCCGCCCCCCGCTACGTGGCGAATGTAGAGGGGATAACGATCACGCTCTACGACGAGCCCTGCAAACTCGATGCGGTGGCAAACCTTCCCTACAGGGCTACTTGGCAGGAGGGCGGAAAGACATTCGAGGGGTGCTTCCTGTTCTTTGAGCACGCCGGGGTGATCGTGGGTTACTTCTCGGATAAGTCTGTAGCACCTATGCCGGTGCAGATATTCAAGCCGCTGTCCAATGGGTAACTACCGCGACATTGCCCGCGAGCAGTTGAAGATTGACGAGGGGATCGTTCCATATGCCTACCCGGATTCCGAGGGTTACTGGACTATCGGGGTCGGCAGGCTAATCGACAAGCGCAAGGGTGGAGGACTGAGCCCTTACGAGATCAACGTCCTGCTGGAAAACGACATGGTGCGGAACGAAACCGCTGCCAAGGTGTTCTTCCCCGGCTTCGACTCCCTGACGGACGAGCGCAAGGCGGTGCTACTCAATATGGCGCACATCTTCAGGGACGGTCTATCGGCGTTCAAGAAGCTCAAGGCAGCGCTGGAGGCTGGCAACTACGCTGCCGCCGCCGCTGAGATGCGGAACAGCAAGTGGTACACGCAAGCCCCGAAGAGGGTTGAACGGCTCGCCGCGAAGATGGAGAAGGGATGAAGCATCGGCATTCGTGGTGGGTAAAAACCTACTACGGCGGTAGACCTTGGAGGGTCTGCGCCTGCGGTGCCCGGAAATGAGAGTTATACGTAACAACAAAGGAAGCTAGTACAACCATGAAACTCACCGATCTACTCAGAGGCATTGCCCCGACCATCGCCACGGCCCTTGCAGGCCCCGTAGGAGGGCTAGCCGTAGAAGTGCTGGGTAAGGCCCTCGGCATCGAGAAGCCCACCCAGGACGCCATTGAGGAGGCTTTTAAGGGTGGTTCCCTGACCGGGGATCAGATCATCGCTGCCAAGCAGGCCGAGCAGGCGTTCACGGTGAAGTTGCGCGAGCTGGATATCGACCTAGAGAAGATCCATGCCGGGGACCGGGACTCAGCTAGGAAGATGCAGGCCGATACACGCAGCAAGATTCCGGCGGTGCTGGCTATCCTAGTGACCATCGGGTTTTTCGGGATACTGGTCGGGATGCTTACCGGCCACCTGAAAACCTCTAATTCCGAGGCCCTGCTGGTGATGCTGGGCGCGCTCGGTACGGCTTGGGGCGCGATCATTCAATTCTTCTTCGGGTCCAGCGCAGGGAGTCAGAATAAGGACGCGATGCTGGCGAAGCGCTGATTGTTGCGCCGCTTGTTGCAAGCACCGCACATAGTTTGCAACAAAGGGGCCGATCATCCACGGTTTGGGGCCGTCCAAAATTCGCTTCGGCATCTATGCGTTTCAATGCCTTAGAAGCCGCGCCTTTATGGACGTAAATCGCCTATCGCATTGACGACAAACAAAGCCGACCATAATTCGTAATCAGTAGGTCGCCTGTTCGAGTCAGGCCAGCAGCACCATAATCAAGCACTTACGCTGAATGCTCCGTCCATATTTAGGACGGCGTCCAAAATTCAGCGCTTCGGAAGCCTCCCGGGCTTCGCTTTCATGGCCTGCCGATAGAAGGCGGCGGTGGTCCGTGAGTCGTCATGCCCAAGCCGCTCTTGAGCCTCCTGTAAAGTGTCAGCGTCGGTGGCGTTCTTGCCGCGCAGATCCCTCCTCTGCCAGCGCGGCATCTCGGGGTTCTTCTTCAGCGCCCGCTCCATCGCCTCATCGAACATTTCCCGCAGTCGGCCATAGGTAAGGGGCTGGCCTGCTTCGTCGGCTACTAGGTAAACACTCGACACCTTGCGGGCCTTCAGGCGGTCGATGACGAGTTTCAGGTCGCCCTCGATGGGGAGTACCGTCCCTGTGTCCTTCTTGCCATGCTTGACGTGAAGCTTGCCGTGCTCGATGTGGGTGATCTGGAGCTTGCAGCAGTCCATGACCCTCGGGCCGCAGACGACGCCTAGATCCATCCAGTCCTTCAACGGTTGCTCGGCCTCGTCATAGACGGCGTAGTACATCCAGTCTGCCACCTTCACCTTCCCCCGCTTCTTGGTCTTGTAGCCCTTAACTCCAAGGCAGGGGTTAGGAACGTCGGTCAACTCCTCCTCATCCACAGCCCACGACCAGAAAGAGGACAGGGCGGACTTGAATCGCTTGAACTGGGTTGGCGCGGCTTTCATCTGCCGCTTGGTTGCCACTAGCGACGCATGCCCGATGCGCTCTAGAGGGGCGGACTTGAACACGTCGCGCCAACGCTCCATCGCCAAGCCGTATTCGTACTGCGTCTTAGGGGATAGAGCGGCGAAGGTAGCGGACTTTTCCCATGCCTCAGATAGCTTCCTGAAGCCGTTAGGAGCGTCGTCCTCGCCTGGATAGTGGAGAAGCTTCCATTTCTCCACGGCGGCCTTGAAATCGCCTCCTAGAGGCTCTTGGTAGCCGTCGCCGTGTATGTAGTAATAGAGGTAGCCATCGCCTGACTCGCGCCGCTTCATGCGCGGCATCAGGTCTCTATTTGCTGGCTGCTTTGGACGGCCTGCGGGCAATGGCTGCGAAGTCGAAAACGTCATTCTGTGCAGTTTTGGCTTGGGGGAGCAACTTGTCGCGGTAGACCCTCGGGTAGCCCGAGACTGAGGGTACGAACGGAACCCCGGCTTCGGTCAGGAGTTCACGCTGGCGCTTGGGCTGCGGGGTTCCTAGCAGCTCGGCAAGCTCTTCCGGCGTGAAGAACTCCTTTGGGATCACGGCTGGTACTTGTTGTGCTTCGCGCTGTTCGCGGAGGCAGTGATGACTTGCAGGTTGTTGTGGACGTGCAGGCCGCTAACCTTGGACCCACGTAGAGGGATGATGTGGTCTACGGCGTACTTGATGCCTGTCGCCTTGGTTAACTGCCTTGCCGCCTTGTAGACCGCCGCTATGGCTTTCCGGTCTGCCCAAGCGGGGGTGCGAATGGCCTTGGCTATGCCGTAGTCGCGTGGCAAGAAATCCGCGATGCGCTGCCTGTGGGCGGCTGGGTTGGCGAATGCTTCCTCGATAGCGCCGCGCAGATCCTCCCGGCTGTACTTGGGGCCGGTTAGCCCATACGCCCCAGCCACGACAAAGAACTTGTCAGCGGACACGCAGCAGTAAGCCGCCGCTTCCTCCTCGGTGAAGTAGTCCTTTCCGGCGAGGAGCAGTTCGCTCATTTTCCCCGAGCAGTGTTTGAGGAACGGCGAGGCCATTTCTTCAGGGCCTCTCGGTACTTGGAAACGGCTTCCTCAAGGCGCTGAAACTTGGCGCGGTCAATGACGTAGAGGTTCACGTCCTGACGGGCGAACAGGAATGCGTGCCCCTTTTTGTTGACGCAGGCCAGCGCGGCCCGGAACACGCGGTCCCTAGCGCGCTTCAGGGCACGGTCCATCACCACAGGTCCATCTCGCCGTCGATGACCTTCTTCATGTCGATGACCATCGGCCCGAAGATTTTCCAGATCAGCACCAGCGGCGCGATGACGATCATTAGAAGAACGCCAAGCACCGCGCCTACCCACTTCGCGCACTCCTTCGCCGTCTCCAGAGCACTGCTCATCGTTCTATCGCCGGGGTCTTGGCGACAAGCTCGTACAGCATGGCGTTGCCGTCGCACAGTTCCACAATGTACCGCTTGCCGCTCTTCAGTTTCAGTTCCTCGGCCAAGACGTAGGTCGCGCCTTGAACGGTGATCTGCTGTAGCGTCGTGTTAGTGCGTGGGTGATACTCCATCCTCACGTTCATTTCGGTTTCCCCTCGCTGTCTGCGGCGGTAAGCGAAGAACCCGCGCTGGTGACGTTCGGCCCGCACGGGCATTGCATGACGACCGGCGCATTGCACCGGCCACACTTCGGACATTGCCAGCCCATGTTCGGCGCGACGTATGGCTGTGATGGCTGACCTTGGAAGATGCAGCCGAGGTAGCACGTCATGCACCAGTTTCCCGTTCTCGGGCATTGCGGCATCACTTGCCTCCTTCGCCGTGCTGAGGTCCAGAACTACCGCCCATCCTGGCGTCGATGTTGGCGTCCATTTCCGCGCCACCATCGCGCAGGAGATTGCTCATGTCTACGTCGGCGGCAGCTTCACGCAGCCAACGGTAGCGCATGGCATCGAGCAGTAGCGGGTTCTCGTTCTTGAGCGCCCGGAGTGCCAGCTTCGCCATTTGCACGGTTTCGTTCATGGTCAAGCCGCACTTGCCATTGGTGCGGATGACTTCCTCGCAAAGCGAATGCGTGAATTGAGCCATTAGCCGTTATCTCCATCAAGCTGTTCGCGCCATTCAGGGTGAGCACGCATCGCTTCGCCTTCCTCGCGCGTGAACCAAACGGTTCCTTCCATGCTGCGCCCTAGAAGATTCTCGGCCACGTCACGCGGGATGTAGCCCTTGGTTTTCTTCGCCTCCTCGGGGGCGAACACGGCGTTCTTCATGCTGCTCTGGATCACCAGCCATTCACGCATTAGGGACGCTCCGGTATGTCGTCGCGCTTACCCAAACACAGCGATCAGCGCGACCGTGATTACGAAGCCACCGATCAGCCCACCAAGCGGCCCGCTCTGCGGCATCCAGAACTGCCACCACGGTGCATCCGTCATCGACCAGCGCCGCAGCGTTTCGTTTTCTCGCCAGTTCAGTTTCACTTGGCCTCGCTGTTTGATATGCAATGTCCGTCCCCGTCTCTCCGGGGTGTCAAGCCGTTCCGTGCGTGTCCATCAAACCCGCCGCCGTGGTACTCCGGGGCCGCTTTCTTATCTGCGGGTGCCCCACGGACGGCTAGGACGGACCTTCTGGCTCCAGGCTTTCTCATGCCGCGTTTACTCCCTTGCACTCGGGGGCCGGGTCGTACCGCACCATCTCCGCCGGCATGGACTTCTCGGCTTGCGCCGGGGTGCGTCCAGAAATCGGTATACATGCTACGTACAACGGCTAGGAACCGCGCTCCCACTTGTTGGCGATCCTGCTTCCGATGCGGCCAGAAAACGTGCCGCTGCCGATCATCGCGGACTGAGCGCGATTCGCCAGCGGGTGCCGCATGGGGGTGAGCAGCGCGCCGTCGCTGCCGTGCTGGTGCTGCATCAGGTGCTCGGCAAGCTCTGACAGGGCCGTGTTCAGGTGGAGGAGGCGGGCTACCTCGTCACGCAGGCGCTCGATCTTCTCGCCGGGATCGCATTCTTCCCAATGTTTCTCGCGCTGCGCCTGTGCGGCATACGCCTTGGCTATGTCAGATGCTGCGGCTGCTTCGTTCATCGTTTACTCCTTGGTTGAAAAGGGACGTTCTGTGTGGAAGGACGGCTTAGGTGCGGTGCGGCATACGCTACCCACTGCCGGTCATGGAGTAGGCCCTCAACGAATCTCTCCCATAGGCCGGGCGTGTAGAACGTTACCGTCAGCGAGCCGCTGCGGTTGATCCAGTACCCGCGCATGCCGAGGCTCCATGCCAATTCGCGGCTCATGCGAATAGCCGTTCCTGACGTTGCGCCCGCTCGATGCGCTCACAGGCGACGTTGAAATATGGTTCGTGGACCTCTACGCCGACGAATTCCAGCCCCATCGTGACGGCGGCAATGCCCGTGCTCCCGCTGCCCATGTACGGGTCCAGGATCACGCTAGGGCGCTTCAGGCGCTCGATGCACCACGCCATCAGGCCGATAGGCTTCTGCGTCGGGTGGGCGGCCTGTACGCCGTCGTACTCCATGATCCTGACCGGGGGAGGGAACGACTTGCGGAAGCAATAGACGCCGTGCCCGCCCTTCTGCCAGCCGATTTCAGCGTCGCTCAGGAACGTGGCGAAAAGGTGGTCGTCCTTCTTGATCCAAACCAGCGTCGTGCCGACCGGAAGGCGCTGGCCGAAGTGGTTGGCACCCCAAAGGATTACGCGGTCATAGGCGAGCCACGGCGACGGGTCGAAAGGCTGCGCGTCGCCTTCGATGGGTTGCCATACCCGTCCCGGCCCTCGCTGGTGCTCACGCTCGCCGCCGCTGAACCGCTTGCTGTCGGTATCTGCGTTCATGCCGTATGGTGGGTCGGACACCACGGCGGCATCGCGCGGAAGCTCTGCCTGCAGGCAGTCCCCGAGGATCAGCGTCGCGTTGCCGATGCGCTCGATTCTCAACGCAGGCTCTCGTATGGCATGTAGATGTATCGCGGCTTCGCCTTCCGGGCCCAGAACGGCCCGTAGAGCATCGCCAAGCCGTCAGCGAAGTAGACGAACTGAGGAAATCCGCCGGTTTTCGGCCATCGGTAGAAGCTAGGTATCACGGGTTCCTAACCGTCCTTATCGTCGGACGAGGAACGCGCCGTAGAGTCGTCCTTGTAGCAGCGGTTGTCGCGGCTGCACCACGGCATGTTCTGGCACTCCTGTTCGGTTTTGCAGCGGCTCACGGCTTCGGCTCCGGCGCGGCGGGTAGCGGCATCCAGTGGGTGTAGAAGGGCTTGTTTCCTGCCCGCATGGCGAACGTCGAGTCGGTGCGGACGGAGTGCGCCGGCTTGCCGTGGACCTTGCCGTCGCGGTCGATGGTCAGAACGTCGGCGTCACCTTCAGGCAGGCGCTCGCTCACCGGCACCCAAAGGCTGCGCTCGATCTCCGACCGTGCTAGGGACAGGTCGGCGGCGTGGTTGCTCACCGCGCGCTCAAGGTCTTCCCGCACCTTCCTGATCTCGCTCTCGGCGCGGCACAGTTCGTTCCACGTCTTTTGCAGCCATTCGACCGCCTCGGCCTTGGTGCCTTCCTCGGCAATGGCGTTTATGAACGCCGCCGGGACATGCGGCGCCTCCGGTCGTCCTTTTGGGGTAGTAGA